TTCCATCTGGCAAGATATATGGAATCTCCACAAGAAGTACGCCTTTATCTCAAAGGATGATATTCCGCAGTGGGAAAATCTCACCATGGAAGCAAGCCGGATTCACGATAAATACTCCGATTCGGTCGGCGCGAAATTTGCCGAAGCTCTTTTGTTTGCCGTAACTGCGGAAATTGATAGAAAAGCGAAATAGGACTTCCAGAATACGTCCCAAAGTGGTACAATATGGGTATCAAATATTGGGAGGTACGTATGTATGAAGAAAGCGAAAAAGTTACTATCAGTTTTGGCAGTCATGCTATTGATTGTCTGTATGGCAGTTCCAGTATCGGCGGCAGGAAAGATTAGTAAGAGTAAGGCAACGTTACTTACTGGACAAACTCTACAGCTGAAATTGTCTGGAACAAAGGGAAAGACAAAATGGACTTCCAGCAAGAAATCTGTGGCAACGGTAAGTGGTTCTGGGAAAGTAATAGCCAAGAAATCGGGTTCTGCTACAATCACTGCGAAAGTGGGCAAAAAGAAGTATAGTTGCAAAGTAACTGTGGAATCTCCAAAACTTAGCAAGAAAAGCCTTACTTTAAAAGTTGGAGAGACAAGTACCATAAAAGTAAAAGGAACTAAACAGACTGTAAAATGGAAATCCTCAAAGAAAAGTGTTGCGACCGTAAAAAATGGAAAAATTACTGCGAAAAAGGCAGGAACCGCCAATATTACAGCAACCATTCTTGGAAAGAAATTCACCTGTAAGGTTACTGTGAAAAAGGCTTCTAATGGTGGATTTGGCGGTAATACGAGTACTTCAAAAAACAATGTAACGTATCACGCAGAAGCAACGCCAAGGGGAGAAGTTATAATTCTTCAAAATAATTACAATTATGCGGTTGCGGTTGACATTAGTTGTGCCTTTTGTTTGAATGGACAAATAGTTTCAGTAAGTAATCAGTATGATACGTGTGTAATTGAGCCAGGGATGAAATATGCTACATTAATGACAAATTATGGAAGTCAATGGGATTCTGTAAAAATTAATTTAAAAACAGAAAATGTATCATATTTTGATTTTAATGCAAAGAATATTACGTATACATCAAATTTAGGAACAGAGGGTGTTGTTTTAACAGTTAAGAATAACGGAAAAAACAATCGTGGAACCCATATGGCAGTTGTATACTATAAAAATAATAGAATAATTGGATGTGACGATGGTTTGTTTGCTAATGTTCAAAGAAAAGGAAGTGTTGATTACTTACAATCATATTTTCCAACTGATTTAAATTATAATACAATAATTCCAGATCGTTATGAAGTATACGTAAATATGTCATACGATGTTCGTGATATGCCAGCACCAGAATGGTAAATAGGAATTAGGCTAGGGAGAAATCCCTAGCCTTTTATAATCCGTTGGTGGAACCATTTCCGTATACACTTGCTTCGGTATCACTATTCGATTGACTGATTGTATCATCGGCAGTTTTTAATAATTCATCTCCTTTTTGCCAGGCATAAGAAATATATATTTTGTTATTTTCTAAATCATCATCATAATCTGATAAATCAGATGCCCGAAGAACTAAAGAAGTATTGTTAGCACCATACCACCATGTATAAATATTTTTTATTCCCCATTGAGTAGTATCGCTCTCTGTTTTATCAGGATTACCATAGACAGATGAAAGTTTTTCAAGTAAATCAGAATACATAGAGTCTATATCTTGCGGTTCAAATTCATATTGTGCACCATATAACAAAGTGTTACTATCATCAAAATCTATTTTATTTTCATTAATGCTATAAGAATAGTAAAAATTCAAGTAAGGAGTAGAATATCCAGCTACATCTACATCTGCAATATCTAATGGCTGAGCATAAAGGCAAATTTTACCATCATAAACATTGGAATCGTCAGACATGCCAGTTAATATTTCTTTTGTACTCATTGCATTTATCCCATCTAATTGCATGCCATAAAGACACTGATCTGGAAACAAATCCTTTGTATCTGAGAAAGAAGTTCCCCACGGAATATCCCTAAAAAGAATTTCTTTATCTGTTTTAGCGAACACAGGCGTAACACTTGAAAAAATGGATGTTAAAGCCAAAACCATAACAAATTTTCTTTTCATGTAAAATCCCCCTCTTTAATGTGATACACATATTTTACCACTCCAAAACGGATAGTGGAATAAGAAATTTGAAAAAATTTAAAATAATGCTTGATTTAGTTGCTACAAAGTGATATATTAAGTATATGCAAAATGTAGCAACAATTTGAAAGGAGGTTTTAATATGTCACCAATAAAGGGGCAAAAAATCAAAGACAATCCAAAGGACTTTATGCTGAGAACGAGGATTGACAAGGAAACATTGGAAAAATTGGATTACTTGGTTAAAAAAGAAGGGAGTGACAGGTCGAAAGTAATTAGAAAAGGGATTGAAATTCAGTACGAAAATGAAACAAAATAAGCGGTTGCCACCCTAGGAAAGTTACAACCGCTTAACACACAAACCGCAAAGGATTTGTTGAATCTATCATACCATTTCCTTTGCGGTAATTCAATATCTGAAAGGAGATTTTTATATGGCAGATTTAAAAGTTATTGAAAATGAATTAGTTCCTGTGTATGAGACAAGTACAGGTGAAAAAGTAGTATATGGTTCAGAATTATATGAGTGCCTTGGTAGTAAGCGCCAGTATACAGATTGGATAAAAACACGTCTGAAAGAGTGTGACGCAATAGAAAATGAGGATTATCAGAGTTTTTCACAAAATAATGAAAAACCTATGGGCGGTAGACCGAAATTAGAATACCTCATCAAACTTGACACCGCCAAAGAAATGGCAATGCTTGAGCGCAACGACAAAGGGAAACAGGTTCGCAAGTATTTCATCCAAGTGGAAGAGAAATACAAGCAGACAGCAATCAACATTAATCAGCTGTCCCCCGAACTGCAAATGTTTAACCAGATTTTCCAACAGGTAGCCAAGACTGAACTGGAACAGAAGAAACTTGCGGAACGTGCCGACCAACAAGAGAAGAACATGAAAACCATCATTGATACTTTCAAGGGGACGGATTCCGATGTTGGCACAGAGAAGTGGGTAAACAGATGTATTTCAAAGATTGCCGAGAGCGATGATTTCTCTTACTCATTCGGGAATAAATATGCCGCCGCCAGAAACGAAAGCTACCGCAGATTATCAGACAGGGCTGGTTGCCGATTAGATCAGCAACTTAGAAATGCGATTTCCAGAGCCGAAGAAAGAGGCTGCACCAAGGCACAGACCAACCAGATTAACAAACTGTCCGTGATTATGCAGAATAAGCGGCTGAAAGATATTTACGTTAGCGTGATTAAAGAAATGATGATTGCATACAGAGTAGAAATTGCATAATTAGATTTTTGCAGGGATACACAGGAGGAAAATAAAATGACAGAAAATATGGATAGAGAAGACACAATGTTCGAAGTAGAGGACACTATTGATAAAATCAAGTTTCTTTTGGATGATTTCATGGAACAGTACGGATTTAATAGCACAGAAAAAATGGACGAACTGAAAAAATGGCAGTTTGCATATAACAAGGACTTTATGACCATGAAACTGTTGATTTTATGCGATTATGCCAATAAAGCAAGACAGAAATTTAAGGCTCTTGAATTTATGGAGCAGAAAGCGTGATCGTATGGCAAACAGAATCCAATTCAATGACTTTCAGAAAAAGAGCGTGTACGCCAAGTGCAACGGAAAATGTGCGATATGCGGTAAGCCTGTTAAATTCAAGAAAATGACAATCGACCACATTACTCCGTTGTCTCGGGGCGGCACCAATGATATTAAGAATCTGCAACTGGCGTGTAAGCGCTGCAACAGCATGAAGAGCAACATGACAATGGATGATATGATGGGGCAGATTTCCGAGATTTTAAAGTATAACCGCAAACAGAAATTGATTAGAGCGTTGGGAGGAATTATGGAATGACACGTAAGGAAGAGATTTTAGAACTGATTGAAAAAATCACAAAAGAGAAAAATATCAATATGCTTTACGGCGTGGTTAAGACAATGGTTGAATATGAAAACCATGAATGATACCAAAATATACTGAATGATACCAACCACCTATGCTATGATATAAAATCATAATAAGCAATTTTTAAAGCGTTTACCTTTCGGGGTAGGCGCTTTTTTCGTGCGTAAAAATACATGAGGGTTAGCATATGGCAGAAGTATTTTTGAAAGTGGATGGGGTAGCATTGCCCTGTCCTTCTTCTTTTACATGGGGATTGCAGGATATATCGGCGGCAGAATCTGGCAGAACAGACGATACGACCATGCATAAAAACAGAGTTGGACAGAAACGAAAGCTGTCTGTAGGTTGGAATGGCCCAGACTGGGACACTGCTTGCAAAATTATACAGGCAGTAAATCCAGAGTACATACAGGTCACATATCCAGACCTGTTATCCGCAAACAAACACGAAACCAGAACATTTTATGTTGGTGACAGGGAATCCCCTTTTAAGTGCTGGTGGGTTGGAAATGAGCGCATGGAAGGACTTAGTTTTGACTTTATCGAGAGGTAAGATATGCGAAATTTATCAGCGGAATTTAAAGAACAACAGAATAGTGGGAACCGTAACTATCTGAAATATGCAGATTTTACCTTTACGGACGGAAGCACATTATCCATTACCGACAAAGACTTATGGTCTAATGGCTTTAAATTTGAGGATGCAGTATCGCAAAGCGGTTCTTTTGATATCGGCGCAGCTATCGTAAATAAGCTGACATTGCAGATCAACAACTTTTCTGGAAAGTACACAGATTACATCTGGGATGGAGCAAGGGTTGTTTGCTATATTGGACTTGAATTATCTACTGGTATTGAAAAAATCCGTATCTGTACTATGACGGTAACAGATGCGCCATACCAGAACACAGCTATTATCAGCCTAACTTGCGAAGATTCCATGCGATTATTTGATCGTGATTATTCGGAAAGCAAGCTGTCCTATCCGGCAACAAGATTACAAATTATTCAAGACGCTTGCCAAGTCTGCGGAGTTACACTGCAATCTACAAGATTTGATAACGATGATTTCATAATCCAGAATCGACCAAACGATAACAGTATTACTTTCCGGCAAGTTATCGCATGGGTGGCACAAATGGGTTGCCAGTGGGCGAAAACAGATGCATACGGAAGATTGTGTATCGGATGGTATGAAAAAGAATCTAATATTCCAGCTAATATTACCTCCAAAGATACAAGTGGATTTACCCCTTGGTTATACGATCTCGAAATAACAGGAGTAAAAGTAACGGAGTATTCAAGCAATTCATCTGAAAGTAACGCTAAAACATATCAATCAGGGGATGAGGGGTACATCATAGATATTAGCGAAAATAAGCTAATACAACCGGGGACTGGACAAACGATTTGCTCAATAATTGCTGAAAGATGTGTTGGATTAAAATTTCGTCCTTTTACAACCAGCGCGCTAACCGATATTGCTTTGGAAGCAGGGGATGCTATTACAATCACTGATAGGAATGGGGAAGAACATAAGAGTTATTTAACTTCTCTTACATTGAACCCGGGAACTTTTGAACAATTAGAATGCAGTGCGAAGAGTGTTTCAAGAAACAAACAGAAGCAATATACCCTTAATCAACAGGCACAATCTGAATATAGAAAAAGCTTAAGAGATGAGCGTACTTCTAGGGAAAAAGCGCTGGAAGAATTATCACAACGCCTTGCGGAATCTTCTGGAACATACACGACAGTGGAAACACAGCCGGACGGAAGCAATATCTATTATCTTCACAACAAACCACAGCTATCCGATTCTGACATTGTATGGAAAATGACCGCAGAAGCATGGGCGGTATCTACAGATGGTGGACAACATTGGAATGGCGGTATGACGGTCGATGGTGATGTGATTGCCAGAATCCTTACGGCTACAGGTGTTAATGCTGACTGGATTAAGACGGGAGCCTTGGTGGTTCGTGATAATAGCGGAAATATTATATTTTCTGCCGATATAACTAAACATCAATTAATAATGGATGGATCCTCAATTAGGATTGGTGCATCTCCTTTGGATGGACTGTTAAACAGTATGCAGGGGCAGATCGATGGGAATATAAATACCTGGACAGGAACATCAGTACCTACATTGAGCAATTATCCGGCCAATGAATGGCTGGACGATACCGAAATGAGCAAGCATGTCGGTGACATTTACTACGATGGCGATAGCCACGCATACCGCTTTGTAAATGAAGGCAATGGATATTATTGGAAACAGCTGAAAGATACGGACGTTACAAAGGCACTGAAAGATTCTGAGGACGCATTGTCGGCAGCGAAACAGGCACAGGAAGCGGCAGCTCTCGCCAAAAACATGACATTGCAACTGAGCAATGAATACCAGGGCGTTTCTGTTGATTCTGATGGAAATTACGGCACATTTCCAAGCGATGTGATTACACATGCTGTAGTAATGTACGGGACACAAGATATTACAGATGATTGTAATTTTATAATCACAAAATCAGATAGTATAACAGGAATCTGGAACAATTCAGCAAAGACATATACGGTAACGGGGCTGTCAGCCGATGATGGTTGGGTAGATGTTAGGGCAACTTATCTTAGTGCTTTGACGGTGACCAAAAGATTTTCCATTTCAAAAATTTATGCGGGAAACGATGGAAAGAACGGTCTTCCGGGTAGAACATATTTTCTTGAAAGCCCATCATATGTTATTAAGAAACGCGCGAATGGCAGTGTAGCCCCGAGCTATATTACTTTGAGTGCTTGGTATCGCGATGGAAACGCGGAAACACGAACAGCATATAAAGGTCGTTTTAAAATCGAAGAATCCGTAGATGGGGAAAATTGGAAAACGGTATATTCTTCTGCGAAAGACGAAACAAGCGTTTCACATAATTTATATACGGTATTATCAACTAAAGCGGGAGGAATTATAACAACGGCTTCTGGAAGGTCAATTGGAATTCCAAGAGATGTAAGTACCATAAAATGTACCTTATACGCGGCGGGTGGATTTTCACAACCATTAGATTCCCAAAGTATGGCGGTTGTAATTGATGTAGATGCACTTACACATGAAGAAATATTTAACCTCTTAACCAATGATGGCGCAATTAAAGGAATTTATAAAGAGGGAAATCAGCTATATATTTCGTTCACTTACGCCAAGGGTGGCACATTAAAGCTTGGCGGTAAAAATAATGGGTATGGGATATTAGAGGTACTGAACCGCCGTGAAACTGGATGGGCTAGTAAGCTTGATCCTGACGGATTAACCATATTTAAAGATTATGTAAATGAAAATAACTATAAATGCCTTATTTTTGATTCAAGCGGAATTAAGTACGGAGTAACCGATTCAGCAGGATTACTGAATCTAGAAATGCCTCTTTTGGTTAACGATAATGGCACAATGACCATTTTAACAAGTGATATTTATGGTTATTCTGATGATGGAAAAACAGCTTTTCAGTTTTTTAGTGGCAAAACAGTAAACTCAGGTTCCATGATAGTAAATGTTAAATCAGACTTTTATGATTCTGCTAATTTTCATAAGTCCGTTACGATGAGTGGTCTGCCGTGGAACTCTAGTGCAAGTGCAGCTGTTGTTTTTGCATCTGATATGAAAACTCTTAATGCGGCTGCTGCATCTTCGATTCGTTACAAATCAATAGGAAACGGAAAAAACATAAAAGAAGATGAACTGGAAGACCTCTACAGAATCAAGGTAATCTGGGCGAAGTACAAAGACGGATATTTATCCGAACAAGATGAACGCTATGGCAAAGAAATGCCGATGTTCATAGCTGAGGACATTGACCGCAGATTTCCATTAGCCGTTGACCATAATGAAAAAGGCAAAGCTGAAAACTGGAATTACCGTATTATAATCCCCTGCATGTTTGCCATGCTGAAAAATGACCATGAGAAAATCCTGGATCTCCAAGCGGACAACCAGGAACTGCATTCAAAACTGGATGCTTTGTCAACAGAAGTACAGGAATTAAAAGAACTTATCAACAATATTTCACGAAAGGAATGAGAATATGAGTGTAAAAACAGTACAAGCTACAGTAAATGGACAGACCGTAAGTCTAACCTATAACAGTTCTACTGGACGATATGATGGAACGATTACAGCCCCTAGTAAATCCAGCTATAATCAATCGGGACATTATTATGGGGTAACAATCAGAGCTACTGATGATGCTGGAAACGCAGAAACAGCAGATGCTAGTCATTCAACGTTAGGAAGTTCATTACAGTTAAAGGTAAGAGAAAAAGTTGCGCCGATTTCAACAATAACATACCCGACAGCCAGCGCACTGATTACAAATAACAAACCAAGCATTGTCTGGACAATAACCGATGATGATTCTGGTGTGGATCCTTCCACCATTGGTATCACCATTGATTCTGGAAGTAAAATTACGGGAAGCAGTATTTCCAAGACTACTATTTCTGGCGGTTACAGATGTACTTATACTCCTGGTACTGCCCTGTCAGACGGGAGCCATACAATTACTGTAAATGCGTCTGACTATGATGGAAATGCGGCAGCACAGAAGAGCGTTTCATTCAAAATTGATACCGTACCGCCGACACTTTCCGTTACATCACCGACAGATGGTCTTGTTACCAACCAGGCTTCCTGTACTGTTCGTGGTACAACAAACGATGCAACATCCAGCCCAGTATCTGTTACTGTCAAACTGAATAGTGGTAGCGCAGAGGCGGCAACCGTTGCTTCTGATGGCTCCTGGTCTAAGGTAATTACTCTTACTGAGGGTACCAATACCATCACCGTAGTGGCTACTGATAGTGCCGGAAAGAGTACCACTGTAACCAGAACTGTGAAACTGGACACTAAGGCTCCTGTCATCAAGTCCGTAACATTAACACCGAACCCGGTTGATACTGAAAAAACCGTTGTAATCTCTGTAGAGGTTACCGACTGATAAAGGTGGTGGAAACATGGTAGTAGCATTAAGGGGTACTATCAATGGAAACATTATCTCATTCGCAAGGGCACAAGGGGATAGATGGGAAGCCATCATCCCCAAAAGCCTTAACGGTGCTTATGTAGTTGACATGTCCGCTGTTGATGAAGCTGGAAATACCGCATATATAGCAAGATACATTATTACCATAGATATATCTTCTATGTGTGTTCACATTGAGCCGTGTCCGTATTATGAAGAGTTATTAGAGCCACAGTATCGGGCGGTTTTAGAAAAATCCGAGTATTATGCAGAGTTAATAGGAGGTTGCAACTGTGAATGTGGATTTTGAATTCGGAGAAAAGAAACATATAAAACTAAGAATATGCTCCTGCAAAGGTACCGATTTTCTAATCGAAAGAGCTTCCTATGAGTTGCTTTACAAAGGAACACAAGAAGTTGAAGATAGTGGCATTGCGGTAATACAAGGACATATTCTTGATGTGGTTATACAGCCGCAGAAAAAAGGTAGATATAAACTTAGAGTGATGTATGAAATCCTGGACGAAAAGTTGATTGCAGAAGTAGAAGTGGCGGTGAAGTGATATGGCAAACATATTAATCAGTGATGTGAGGATGACACCGAACCCCGTTAATGCAGGGGCAAGCTTTGTCCTTTCGGTGAAGATCATTGACAAAGTATACGCACTGGCCACAAAGGACGGCAAGTGCCTGATGACAAAGAATAATAAAGTAATTGAAAAAATTCCAAGAAAGGATTGATGAAAAATGTCTGAATCTATACCAAGTACACTAATATCAGCTCTCCCAGCAGCTACCAAAGTATCTGATACGGATATCGTGGTATTGGAGAACGGCTCTACAACCCAGAAGATTACTATAGCGCAGTTGAAAGAGGCGCTAGGGATTAATGCACTAAACACGAATTTATCTTCTATTGGATCAAGTGCAAAATTTTATGTTGATAGAGAATTTTATTCTCAAGCAAATAGTTATAATGGATTGTTAACAGGAGGTGTTTCTTGGAATAACATAAGCGGATTGAAGTTTGTAGGATCGCCAGATTATAAACATTATTTTACTTTTCCAAATGGCACATATTTAGTGAATATTAATCTATTTTCAGATACAGTTCTTGATTCAACAATGGGAGTCGCGTTAAAAATAGAAGTTGATGATACAGAATTTAGTAATCCATGGTTTAGAATGGTTCATGCATGGCAAAGTATTATTTACAGCTGCGTTATTACTGGTAATAAATTTAAAATGACAATTTTTCAAGATAGAACAATTCAAATACATCCATCTGCACAACACTCATTTATTGAGTTTATTAGGTTAAGGTGATAATACAGTAAGATTACATATAGGGAATGGTGTGAAGAAGATGGAATAGCCGACATTCTAGTTAAAGCTCCAGATGGAATTTCATACTGGTCTGCTAATCCTAGTAATAAACCTTTTGTAGGTTTTCCAAACGGTTTTTCTCAATACGGTACATATATAATCTTTAAAGGCAGTGCATATCGAATCTTATTTTATATTTCTGTCTTCGGAGAAACAGCAGTATGGGGAACAAATAATGGTACTTGGAAAATTCTTAGCTAATCATTCCGCTAATTGATACTAAATATGTTCTTCCGTTTTCTATTGAAGAATTGGAATCAACATTTTTCCAGAGTCACTATTTAAATAGTTAGCGAAAAACAAATAAAATCGCAAAAACTCTATTCACAAAAGATAATACATGATATAATCAGTATATCACAACAATAAAAAGGGAGCTGAGTTCCCGTCTACCAAACAAAAAACTCAGCTCCAAGCACCACAAAGGGTACAGTATTATTATAGCACAGTACTCTCCCTTTGTGAACCCAAAAGGAGGGTATTTTTTATGGAAAACTTTGCAAATGAATTTGTAAGTAAGCTGGATGGGAAGATTTCAGACGAAGCACTTAGGACAGTATTACAGGAATTGCAAGTGTTTGCATCTAACTACGATATCAATCAGAAAGAAACGCATGTGGTTCCATATCAAAGCAATATCCCAGATTGCTACAGGGTTTACATGGTGGCAAAAAAGATTGAGGGCATGTCTCCAGAATCCATGAAAACATACAATTTTTATCTCACAGATTTTTTTGAACACATTAACCGACCATTCGAACAGGTTACAACAAATGATATACGGATTTATCTGTACGAAACTCAGAAACGAACAGGAATCAGCAATCGAACACTGGATGGAAAACGGCTTGTTATAAACACCTTTATGGATTGGTGTTGGAAAGAGGGGTATATTCCAAACAATCCATGTGCAAGCATTAAACCCATTAAATTTGAGGAAAAGCCAAGAGAGCCACTTAGCAACATGGAGCTTGAAATAGTGCGTGATGCTTGTGAAAATTACAGAGATAAAGCGATGATTGAGCTTTTCTACAGTACAGGCTGCCGCTTATCTGAAATGGTGAATTTAAAAATTAGCGATATTGATTTCACTTCAAAAGAGGTTCATTTGTTCGGAAAAGGAAGCAAGCACCGAACATCTTATCTGAACGCAAAAGCGGAATATATGTTAAAAAAATACTTTGAATTAGAACGCCCAAAAGAATCAATATCGGATTCTGTATTTGTGATATTCCGAAAGCCTTATAATGAAATGCACAAAGAATCAATATATGCGAGAATAAAGGCTATTCAAAAGCGATCTGGAATAGAAAGAAGCCTGTTTCCGCACTTGCTTAGACACACGATGGCGACAGATGCCTTAAATAGAGGAATGAGCGTTGCAGAAGTAAAAGAAATATTAGGGCATGAAAAGCTTGATACCACAATGATTTATGCTAAAATCAGCCACGATTCTGTGAAATTTAATCATAAGAGATATATTGTATAAAGAGTTTATGCTAAAGAGCACTCCAAATGGGGTGCTTTTTATTATGCACTTTTTTTAACCTCAACAACGAAAGGAGACCACACATGAATATTAACACCTCATTAATCAGCAACAACAACAGCTACGCAGGACAAACACCTCGGTATATTGTCATCCATAATACAGATAATATAGCCAAAACAGCAGATGCCAAAGCACACGCCACTGCACAACATAATGGCAATTTTCATGGCTATTCAGCCCATGTATTCGTTGACGATAAGTCAGCATACCAAGCCTTGCCGTACAATCGTGGAGCATGGCATGTTGGGGTAGATTACGGCGGTAAACTTTTTGGAACTGTAAATAATCATAATTCCATCGGAATTGAAATGTGTATGAATGCCGGATATAACTACGAAAAAGCATACCAGAATACCGTTGATGTATGCAAGCAATTGATGAAAAAGTACAATATCCCGGCATTCCGAGTAGTGCAGCATTACGATGTGTGCGCTAAGAATTGTCCATCCGTTATCCGTAAAAATGGTGACTGGGATAGATTCAAGAAGCTCATTTCCAGTGAAACCGTGACAGCGCCAACCACAAAGCCGACAGTAAAGGTTGACAAGTATTACCGTGTCCGCAAGACCTGGAAGAATTCCAAGAGCCAGATCGGGGCGTACAAGTCACTCAAAAATGCAAAGAAAGCTTGCAAAGCCGGTTATTCTGTTTTTGATTGGAATGGAAAAGCTGTGTATTCCGTGACCGCAAAGAAAAGTGTAGCCAAGGTAGCAAAAGAGGTAATCAATGGCGAATGGGGAAATGGACAGGACAGAAAAGACCGCCTGGAAGCTGCTGGCTACAATTACACAGAAGTGCAGAATGCAGTAAACAAACTTCTTAAATAACAAAAACACTCCCGGGGTTTTCCCGGGAGCTACTTAAATGCAATATAGCCTTCATAAAGTTTTCTGATCGCCGAAAGGTCTTTTCTCCTAATCGGAACCACATCTCCAGATACCATTCTGAAATCAGCACGAAGTTCCCAGACTTCATCCATGTTGACAATGTAGCTTTGGTGGCAGCGTAAAAACCGTCTGTCCAGTTGCTTTTCAACGTCCGAAAGTTTCCCTCTCTGCATATGAGTGATACCACAGGTACAATGGATAGTGATGTATTTATTGCGACTTTCAATATATTCAATATGGCAGAAATCAACCCTGTGGAAATAATCCTTGTTCTTTACAGTCAGCGTTTTATCATGGATATTTTCCAGTTCCCTGTTGACTACACCATACATTCTTCCATCTTCCGAGCCTTTTATGATATAGTGAACAGGAAGGATATCCAGAGCATCAAACACATATTCCTTGTGGGCTGTCCAAAAGGTGATATTCCCCACATATCCATTCTTTCTAAGATGCCGGGCAACATCAATCCCATTTTCATTTTTCAATATAATATCCAGCACAATTATGTCGTACCATACGCCGTCATTTACATCATCAATAAGAGGTTTCCCGGTGGTATATGCCGTGATCGTGCATCCACTGTCCCCATTTCTACGAAGAAAACCGTCCATTCTGGTTTTAAAAATCTCAATTTGTAATTCGTTGTCATCACATATTGCAATCCTCAAAAAAATCATCCCTTTTTGTGCGAAATTCGTCGCTGTATGTGCTAATTTTGCCATTTCCTGTGTAATTGTATGTTTTTTGATACAATGTTATTGTAATACATTAAGATGATAGTGTAAAGGGGATGGATTCATGGAGAAACATAAAAAAATCATAATTGTGTTTATACTGATATTCGTGCATGTGCTCTTGATTCAATATGTTTACTTCTGCCCGGAGCGTAGTATTATCTTTGGGAGGGGTAAAACTATCGCAATTGCAAAAACAGAGGTAAAACAGGTTGTCCATGAGCGCTATAAATCCCTCACTGACAAGCATCCAGCCCCTTTATTTCTATCTATTATTATTACGATTTGGAAAAGAGAAAATCATAATATTTACACAAAAAAACTTATAATTCAAAGAAAAATCAGAAGAAACCAGCTTGCCAGGAAAGATTTAAGCGGAAACAATTCTATCCCATTATATGGTTATGAAAACATGATATAATTTAATAAGTAAGAACATATGTTTGTGGTGTTGGGAGGGATTTACGTGGATTACAAGAAAAATGATGATATTAATTACAAAGAGGAAATTAAAAAACTTTTAGAAGAGGTGAAAGACCCTTACACGCTTAAACGTGTTTATAAGCTTCTTGAATATCTTTACATAAAAGAAATGACCGGGGATTAACCCCGGCCTTTCTTTAATTCTTTTCCAATTCATTTAGAATGTTTTCAATTTGTTTCCAGTGATCTTCGCTGAGCTTCGCAAATTTTACCAAAACACTTTTAGCAAATTCGTTATCGCCCTTCATTACTGAATCTACAATAGCCTGCGCATCACTATTGTCAGATTCCTGTTCACCTTTTTCTTCTGTTAGCCACAGATAGTTTGTGTGATATTCCTTACATATTAAAGTAATAGTCTGATTAGAAGGAGTATTTTCACCACTTTCAATCTTGCTTACAGCAGATCTGGAAATCTTAATTTTTTCGGCAAATTTCGTTTGGCTATCACCGTATTTTTCACGAACAAACCGAATTCTTTCCGCTAATGTCATTTTCTCACCTCCTAAAAATAATATATCACATTTTGTACATTTAGTCAACAAAAAGTTATTGACAATGCACATTAAGTGTGGTATATTGTGTACATCAGATGAACAAATAGGAGGTGATTGAATGTCAGAGGAAAAGAAAGAACTTATCAGAAACGTAACTGAACGAATTGATAAGTTGCCAGATGATAAGAAAAACTATCTTCTTGGATATATGAATGGTGTCATTGACACTACAGAAAACACTATTGACAAGAAGGAAAGCTCATAAGGAGGTGGGAAGATGAGTGGTACATATAATGTTCTTTGCGCTATTTTGAAAGAGCTCCAAGCTATTCATAATATCCTGGAGCCCTCTAAAAAGAAACGTATTTTTGAAACTAATATTGATGGGAAAAGCATTTCAAAATGTGTTTCTGATGGAATTACTTCTGCTGTTCAGAAATCCATTCGTGATACTGACGTAGAAGATTAACGGCAATCGAGGTAGATAATCCAGTAATGACAGTTACAAAATTATCTGTATTTTCGATCGTGCTAACTGTTGGGGTGATTAGTTTTTCCATGTCAACAGTGTTTAAGAAATCATCAAAGCTTTTCAAATTAACACCTCCTTCCTAAAGGAGATTATATCATAGAATGGAGAAAAATTATATGAATGATACATATAATGTTTTTTATTCTATTTTGGAAGAGCTCCAAGCTATTCACAATATCATGGAGCAGCCAAAAAAACGAGTTTCTAAAAAAGATAAGAAAAGCATCGAAAAACGCATTATTGATAGACCTCTTCTTGAACCTCAAAATTCTATGATGATGGAAAGAAAGGAGACTAATGAAAACATCAAAAATCGAAATCCGGCAAGTAAATGGCAATGAAGGAATCTTCACAGAAATCCTTGTGGACGGTCATAAACTTGAGGGAGTAAGAAGTTTTGAATTAAAACAGGGAATTGGTGATTGCGTTCCTATTCTTTCCATTGATCTGAATGCTTTAAATTTATCCACGGACTTGCAGATGTTGCAGGTGAACCAGAAAGGTATCGGGGAAATTGAGGGAATCAAGTTTAAAGACTCACCAAGGATGCTGAAATTTCAAACAGAATAGGCTCCCATATTTCAGAGAGCCAAACAGAATTATTTTGAAGCTTTTAAAATGGAACATTGTTTCGGATTTGAACAACATCCAGTTTTGCTTGCATAATTACACTTAATTCGACCTATTGTGTAATTAGGCGCCAAATCATCCAATGATCCAGTATTAATGAGAGAAGCTTCAATGGAATAATTTTTGTTCTGCTTATCGCAGAAACCATTAAATACCAATAATCATCACCTCCCTTCTTATAGGGAGTATAACACAAGAAAGGAGGAAAATCATAGACGATTTAGTTTATCTTCGTAATGAAGAAGCTGTCTGTGATAGTTTACAGGTGGCTAAGAAATTTGGGAAAAGACATGACAAACTCATTTCCGAAATTGAAAGAATGTATTCTGATTTGATTGGAAAAGGGTGTGCTCAAAATGGTGGAGACCCCTTATTTATTAAAAGCAGTTATGTACATCCTCAAAATAAACAGACTTATCCATTTTATATAATGAATAGGGATGGATTTTCTTTACTAGTAATGGGATTTACAGGGAAAGAAGCCCTTGAATGGAAATTGCAATACATAAAAGCTTTTAACCAGATGGAGAATTTCATCCGTGAGAAATCAACTCAAGTTTGGGTTGAAACTAGAAAAGCCGGGAAACTTACCAGAAAGGCAGAAACAGATACCATTCAGAAACTTGTTGAATACGCAAAAGTACAGGGAAGCAGTCATGCAGAAATGCTTTACATGACATATTCCAAATTAGCAAACAAGATGGCTGGAATCAATAAGAGAGATGAAGCTACGGTAATGCAACTCAACAACCTGTCCTTGATGGAAAATATTATCTTACATGAAATTGATCTCGGAATCATGCAAGGAAAACATTATAAGGAAATATACAAAGATTGCAAGAAGAGATTGGAGACAGTTAAAGATTTGGCTTATCTGGAAGCGGTTTGAGAGGAAATTTCATAAGGAGGTGAGAAAGTGAATATCCAAAACGAGACTATTGTGAAGTTCAAAAACGGAACAGAGTTACATATGCCTTCTGGTATATACGAAAAAATTTCTTTCGATAAAGATTCAATTATGGAACTTAAGTGGGAAGAAAATGGTATGGACTACAAGGTACAGTTTTTCTTTTGTGATGTACTCTATATTGCGAAGACAACACAGAGTACATCTAAAAGTTAAAATGGTCGTTTGACAGAAGAACAATTGTTTACTTTCTTTTTATCCAACTCGTTAAGAAAGTAATTCTCATCATGGGAATTGAGAAGTTTGGAAAAATCTGTACGATATTTAAAATATTTTTGACAGATATGAGAATCATCTAAATTCCCTAGAAGCTCAGAATAAAGTTTGGCAACAGCCAAGTCGTGAGCAATTTGAAAGTTATCCATTATTAACACCTCCTTTCTAAAGGAGATTATATCACAGAAAGGAAATAGTTAAAATCAAAAGGCTTAAATATGAAGTGTTAAAGAATAGATATTCCATAGTTGACATAATTTTTATAATTATCGGAATTTTTTGTGGAATATTCTTAGCAGGAAGATTCTTATTTTAAACAAGAAAGGAGAATAATGAACGAATTACAGATTTTTAATTCGCCAGAGTTCGGAGATATTCGGACGGCTACATTAGAGAATGAACCAATGTTTTGCTTATCAGATGTTTGCAGAGCATTAAGCTTATCTAATGTAACAGAAGTGAAGAAAAGATTGAGTGAAAAGGGGTTAAGTAGTATTGAAACCCTTACAAAAGGCGGAAACCAGAAACTTCTGTACATCAATGAAGCTAATTTGTACAAAACAATATTCCAAAGTCGAAAAGAATCGGCACAACGTTTTACAGATTGGGTGACAGATGAAGTCCTACCATCCATCCGAAAGAATGGCGGTTATATTTTAGGACAAGAAACTCTTTCTGATGAAGAATTGATGGCGAAAGCAATTCTGGTAGCAAAGAAGAAAATCGCAGAGAGAGACAAGATTATCGAAAAGCAAAGACTAAAAATTGAAGCAGACAAGCCGAAAACGATCTTTGCCGATGCGGTATCAACCAGCCACACTTCAATCCTTATTGGAGACCTCGCAAAGTTGATTTGTCAGAACGGTGTCCAGACAGGACAGAAGAGATTATTCCAGTGGATGCGAGAAAATGGATATCTGATGAAGTCTGGTGCAAGCTACAATATGCCAATGCAGAGATACATTGAACAAGGGCTATTTGAAGTTAAGGAATCCAGTGTTCAGAATCCAGACGGAAGCGTCCGAGTAACGAGAACCACAAAAGTTACCGGAAAAGGACAACTGTATTTTATCAATAAGTTTCTTGGGAATGAAATAGCAAGTTAAGGAGGTGGACGTAAGATGTTAGCAGATGATTACGTTTCTGAAAGGTTATCCGATTATGATTCCAAAATATATCAGTTATATCGCCGCAAAAACGGACAGAAGGCAAGCGACCTTGTAGAAAAAGTGAAAAATGAAATTGCCGAATGCGGTCTGTCCGCTACTGAAGCGAAAGGCTTTTTAGAGTACATGAAGATTGTTATTGACGCTCAGTCACATCTTCCCATTCAGAAATAACGGAAGTTTTTATGGTTTCTGCTCCGGGAACATTACCATCATCAATCTCATTTGCGGCATGAAGCATTGAAATTATTTTATGAGAATAAGGATGTTCCTTTCCGCAATTTGGGCACACAACCTTGTCTGTACTTATTCTTTCACTTATATAGTAATCACAATGACAAGTACAGGAAACTTTTAATTTGAGAAACATTTTAACATACCTCCTTTCTGAACACATTATACCATTCAGATGGAGAGAATAAAAGAAAATAGGGAGGAAAAACAATGATTAAATTTGAAAACGGATTAGTTAATATTTCTGGTAAAGGGATTGATATTCTTTCAGAGTATGCAGCTATCACCCATGAAATTAAAGAGATGTTCGCAAAAAATGGTGGAGAAGAGAAAGAAATAAAAGAGCAGCTTAGACATTCATTTGAGTATGGCCTTATGAACGAGGAAGAACTTGACAAGCGGTTTATTGAAGCTATGAAAGATCCTGGTTTAGTAGGAATGTTAATTGGAGCAGCTGGGCTTTCGTTATTATTCGGTCAGAAGGACAAGTAGATTGCTGAAGAGTTTCAAGACAGAGATCGACCCTACCAAAGAGCAGAAGACCAAAATACATAAGACAATCGGCACATGCAGATATATTTATAATTTTTACCTGTTTCATAATAAAGAACGTTATGATGCCGGCAAAAGATTTATGAGTGGCAAGGCGTTCAGTGTATGGCTGAATAATGAGTATCTTCCGAATCATCCAGAATATTCATGGATCAGAAAGGTCAGTTCCAAATCAGTAAAGAATGCGATCGAAAATGCATGCACAGCGTTTTTAAGATTTTTTCATCATCAGAGCGGTTTTCCAAGATATAAGAAAAAAGGAAGATCTGATGTGAAAATGTATTTTGTAAGGAATAATCCAAAAGACTGTTTTTGCGAAAGGCACAGGATCAAGATTCCTACACTTGGATGGGTAAGGCTGAAAGAAAAAGGGTATCTCCCGACATCTAAGGATGGATATGTGATCCGAAGTGGAGCAGTTTCTATGAAAGCAGGAAGATATTATGTTTCTGCGCTTATCGAAGTACCAGCACCGGAAGTGGGTAAAAATTTCAGTGATGGGATCGGGATCGATCTGGGGATTAAGGATCTGGCTATTGTGTCGAATGGAACTATATACAGAAATATCAATAAAACCGCACAGATCAGAAAACTTGAGAAACAATTAAGACGGGGACAGCGAAAGCTTTCCCGCAAATCTGAAAATTTAAAGAAAGGAGAGTTCACTCAAAGAGCAAATATACGAAAACAAAAGCTCAAGGTACAGAAACTTTATCACCGGATGGAAAATATCCGTACAGATCATATAAATAAGGCAATATCTGAGATTGTGAAAACCAAGCCGTCTCACATAACGATTGAGGATCTGAACGTATCCGGGATGATGAAGAACCGGAATCTCTCAAAAGCAGTTGCGTCACAAAAATTCTATGAATTCCGGATGAAACTGAAAGCAAAATGTGCAGAATATGGAATCGAACTGAGGGTAGTTGATAGGTGGTATCCATCTTCAAAGATCTGTCATTGTTGTGGATGTATCAAAAAAGATCTGAAACTTTCGGACAGGATCTACAGATGTGTATGCGGTTATACTGAAGACAGAGATTTCAATGCAGCACTGAATCTGAGGGATGCTAAGACTTACGAAATTGCATGATCTCGCAAGCGTAAGTATGTACCGAAGGCTATTTCGGGAATTAACGACTGTGGAGTGTACTTAGGATCTGTGAGTAGAGATAACTTCGGTTACTTAAAAACATACACGAAGAAACAGTAAGCGGTATTCGTGAGAATCCGCATTATCTCGATGTGAGTATGTTTGATCACATTTTGAGTGGCAGGACTAAGCATGGGAGAAACTAAGAGCACAGATTATATTCCAGAGAACGCCAATGAGGAATATGCACTTCTGGTTGGAAGATTAAAGGCATTTGAAGCGTGGGCGAATAGCGTGAACGATTATGATTTCACAAAGAAAATGGCATTTAGAATGCTTGGGCTTGATGTAGAAAAACAAACAAAAGCAGATTAAGTGTCCTGGAAGGTGCGGACACACCAACCAGGACGGTATCTAACTAAGAATGAGTTAGTTAAATACAGGATTATTATAACACAACCTCCTGTATTTGACAAACAAAAATATAACAGGAGGACTTTTTATGCAAAAAAATGGCGAAAATCAGCCACTTTCCAGTGAAATCATTGCTGATCTGGAAGAAAAGCTGATGACAAGAAATGTAATTATCGCTATTCTGGCAGCTGCACTTGCAGTAACCACATCCAGAAGAAAGTGAGGACAAAATGAAAGAGGTGGTAAAGACAATAGGAGAAATATTTGTAGGAATAGGGATGTTTACAGTAATCTTCTCAATCACATGGATGCTTACATCATTTGATGTTATTGGGGTGTTCTTCATATCAACAGTCTTATTCTCAATGGTGTTTCTTCCTATTATATTAGGAACGGAGGAAAAGTAAATGCAAAGATTAAATAAAGTAAGATTATCCGGAAGAGCCGGGGAAATAGTATTTAGCCACGAACATTACGGAAGATACTATTACAAATTCATGCTGACAGTTATTCGTAAAAGCGGTGCAGTAGATATGTTTCCAATCGTTATAGAAGATTCCATTGTACGTGACAATGATTATAACGGAAAAGAAGTTGTGGTAACAGGAGCAATCAGGAGCATGGACACTTCTAAAAATCCAAATAAGCACCACAATGTTAATTATATCGCAGCTGATGAAGTGGAAATCCTGGATGAACAGGTTCCAGATGGCGATATAAACGAAGTAGAGTTTGTTGCCAGAAGTTGCACAAGAGAACCTTATGCAAAACTTACACCAGTAACGCACAGGAAAGTTTCAAATCTTTTCGTGGCAATTCCAAGGTATTATTCGGAAAGAGCAGACTTTATTCGCTGTACTTTATGGGGAAAAGGTGCTGATCTGGCGGTGGAAGTCAAAAGAAATGATTACATTAAAGTAACTGGCAGGTTAATGAGCCGTGATGTTTATGTTAATGGGGAAGAAACGGAAAGTGTATATGAGATTTCCGTAAAAGAAATGGAGAAATTGGAGGATGAAGAATAATAAGAATGAAGTTCAGATATTTGGCACAATAATGGATATTCAGCCAGGAACGTTTTTCAAGGACGGAGAAAAATTCGTAAGATTCTATATTGGTGCAAAGCGTACCAGCGGGAACGTAGATTTGCTTCCAGTAATTGTTGAAGAAAAGTAGACGGAAGGTTTAAAGATTGGAAAACACGTCTATGTTGAAGGGAGATACAGTTCTTCAAACAAACATGAAAGTGGAAAGTCACATTTGATTCTTGAAATCAAAGCGGAAACAATCTGGTGTGGAGATGGTGATGGGAGTGCAGAAGGTAAAAACAAAATCATTATGGAAGGTTATCTTTGCAAGCCTCCTATTTACCGCAAAACACCAATAGGAAAAGAAATCTGTGATTTGATGATTGCTTGCAATGAATATGACTTGCGAAGAACAGATTATATCCCATGTATAGCATGGTGGAAAGAAGCCAGAGAAGCTGCTGATTTCAAGGTCGGTGATTACATAAGCATAATCGGAAGAATCCAGAGCCGGATTTATCATAAAAAATTATCTGGTGATGAAGTAGAGCTTAGAACTGCATATGAGGTATCAATAGGGAGGATAATCGAACATGAAGGTGGAAGTAAAAAAGATTTCGTTGGAGAATTACAAGAAGTTTCCGAGTAAGTCTGTAGATTTGTTTCCAAGAACAGAGATTTCCGGCAGAAACAGAGAAGGAAAATCCACATTACAGGACGCATATTTGGATGTTCTGACAGGAAAGATGGCAAATGGTACAGAACCGACTTCTATCCGCAGAAAAGAAAATGGCTTGGAAGTGCCAAAGGTTGATGTTGTAAGAGAGCTTACACTTGCGATTGATGGGAAAGAAAAAGTGATCCGCAAAATCACAAAGCAGAAGTGGAGAAAACCAAGGGGACAGTCAGAAGAGGTGTTCGATGGAAATGAAACTTCTTATGAAATTGACGGATTCCCGGCTAAATCAAAGGATTATACCGAGTTCATTCAGTCAATAGCAGAACCTTCAACGCTTCTGATGTGCAGTAATCCAAAACCATTTCTGGACACATTACAGAAGTCAACAGCAGAATCCAGAAAGGTACTGGAAAAGATGTCTGGTTTCGATATTGCTCAGTTTATGGAAGAGAATCCACAGTACGCTCATGTGGAAGAAATCACAAAGGGGCATTCCGTAGAGGATACCTTGAAGAAGCTCCGAAAGGAACTGAATGCACAGAAGAAAAAGGTTGATGCCAAAAACACGGAGATTGCATATGAAACCAATCGAAGCGTTGAAGCAGAAGACACTTCCTCCTTAGAATCCAAAAAACAGGAGCTTAATGCGGAACTTTCCAAACTGGAAGAACAGGAACGGATTCTTGAAGATTCAGCAAAAGGCTATGACAGCCTTTCATATGAAATCCGTGGTTTGAAATCTTCCAGGGATGGTCTGGTTAGCAAAGCGAATGAATGGTTAAGAGCCAGACAAAAATTCATTTCTGATACAGTTTCCGAACTTAGGTTAAAAAAATCAGAAAAGGAATCAAGCATTCGTATTATTGGAATGGAACTGGATAACCACATAAGGGAAGCACAACAAGCAAAAGCTGACTTGGATAGAGCCAGACAGGACTATCCGAGAATCAAAGAAATGGAGTGGGATGATTCTGAACTGAAAGCTATTGAAGCTGAAACATTCAATGATTCTGATACTATTTGCCCGACCTGTGGACAGGAACTGCCAGAAGAACAGATTTCCGAATTGAGAGCTTCCTTTGAAGAAAAGAAGAAGTTCAGAATTGAAAATGAATTAACCAAAAAGCAAAACTGGGAATCAGCAAAACAGAACCAGTTAAAAGGAACTTGTGATCTTGGAAATTCTGCTTCTGCAAAATTAAAGAAAACTAACGAGGAAATCAGCAAATTACAGTCAGAAATCGGCGTAGCACAGGATGAAGTTGCTGAACTCACTAAACAGATTGAGGAAGAACAGTCCAAGTTTGTGGAGCTTCCGGAATCTGTAGATATGACAAATGATGAAGAATATCTTGCAGTTACAGCTAGAATTGCAGAACTTGAAGAGAAACTGAAATCATTTGATGATGTTCCTGGAAAGAAACAGGAATTGAGAGTTCAGATCAGCAATGTTAAAGAACAAATTTCCGATATGAACGCAGATATCAAGATTGCACAGGCAGCAGTTGTAGGGAAAGAAAAGCAAGTAGCCGAACTGAACGAGAAACTGAGAAAACTTGGAAAGGTACAAGCTGATATTGAAAAGAACATTGACACCGTTCTTAGCTTCTCAATTCAGAAAAATAAGGCATTGGCAGAGAAAATCAATCCACATTTTAAACATTTTCAGTTCAGTTTCCTTGATTACACGATTGAGGGAAATCCAGTGGAGACTTGCAAGATGATCTGTAATGGAGTGAATTACTTTGATGGTTTGAATTATTCTGACAAAATCTTGTGTGACATTGATTTGCTTAGAGGTTTACAGGCTTTGAACGGTTTGAATTTGCCGATTTTTGTTGACAACAGCGAGAGCGTAAACACAACCAGACTTCCTAGTGCTGAACAGCAAATGATTGTCCTAAGAGTGACGGATGATGATTTGAGAGTGAAAAGAATCTAAATAAAAAATCAAAAAGCATAGGTGTCGTTGCATGGCAATGAAAGTTGCCATTATACCGAAATATATGATTATAAAGAACGGAAAATCAGAGAACAAGACAATACAGAACATCTTTCATTGCTATACACAGGCACCTATGCAGAAACAGGAGGGGAAAATGCTAACAGCAACATGGGGAAAACATTTTTTCAAGGCAGATGCTACAAAATGCGCATCTGAAATCATGGAAATTTGCGATCAGATGGAATCTGCTACACCACAGCAGATTCTTGAGAAAGCAAGGGACGAAAGTACAGAATTACATAAGTGCTTTACATGGGATGATTCCATAGCAGCTGAAAAATACAGAATCCACGAAGCCAGACAGATAGTTTGTCAGTTAAAAATCGTGGAACAGGATATTGATAACAAGTCAAAGCCGACAGCAATTCGAGTGTTTTACAAGACAGATGGGAAAAGCGGATACAAGCCAACACAGCTTATTTTGAAGCAGCCAGATGAATACGAAGCACTTTTAGAGCGCTGTCGGAATGAACTTCTTTCAGTAAAGCAGAAATACCAGAATATTTCTGAATACGAAGAAGTTTGGGAACTGATTAGTTAAACATAAATGCCGCTACTGTGCTGATATGCCTACAGGAGTAGGAAGAAATCAAACTATATTATGGCACATTATATTGCTAAATAGGACAATACATAATATCACAGAGCAAAGCAAAACACCTTATTCTTGTAGGGACATGAGTGCAGTAGCGGCGAAATTACTACGTTGATATGCCTGTAAAATAGGCAAAAGAAGTAAAGTACAGGAAAAAGCAGAACACAACACGACATCACAGGATAGTTCGAAACAGAATATTCGCTTGATTTTACAGGTTTATGAGCGTAGGAAACCACAGCATTTATCAGTCTGCATAAGCGGATAGCATAGTACATTAAAAAACAGGAAAACAAAAGACAATATAATAAACTACATCAAAATTATTCTCACTTATGCAGAGTGACAAGTGTTGTGAATACTTACTATAGGACAAAAATTCTTACAACAGGAAATAATAGCACAGAATAATACAACACAGTACTTAACGGATGGGCTGTTTTACAGGCGGTATAACCGTCATCATAAGATAGAATATTAAAAAACACCACATGATAGCACATTATAAGATATTACAATTTATCATGACTTTTATATCGCTTATAAAGCGGCTCATCCAAACAAATTGAATTTTGAGTATGTAGCATGAAGATGCTATGCCAAATAAAAACAAAGAACACAGCAAGATAGAAAATTAAAGTACAGCACATTCGTGTTACATACTGAGCATTCAACTCAACCAGATGTATTTAACTGGCAGTAGAATCTGCCAAGAATAGGAAAGCTAACTACAGTGCAAGCAAAATATAGGATAGCATATTACAGAAAAATACAGGACACTATAAGACATTTTCTATTGTCAGTTAAGCATATCTGAAATTTACGCAAAGATTTAAGCGGATTACTTTCGCAATACATTACAGGATAGCACAGTACAATACGGCATACGAAAATACATAACACAACATTATATTTATATTAAACTATTGTGGATTAATCTGCTTGAATGTTTGCGCAAACAGAAACTATAAAAACTATTAAAAAATCGGAGGAAAAGAATTATGGAAACTAAAAAAGAAGAAAGAATTCAGTTACAGGCAATCAACGTTAAGCACGCAACAGTCACAATCATCGGAGACGGAGACTTAGTTCTCAATAAGATGAATGACGTGACCGCAAGAGAACTGATTGATCAGAGAAAAGACAAGGCAAAGAACCTTGAAAAAGCAAATGTATGGGAAGAAATCATTACATCAATTCACTGGTACAATGGAAAACCTACAGATTTCTCAGAAAAAGGCCTTATTGATGCACTCACCAACAATGCACCTTGCATTACAGCATTCGGGTTATTGAAATGTTTTTGCGATGCTGTTGTAAGAAATGGGGTTGATACATATAGTACAAAGTTCAAAGCTGGAGTAAATATTATCGCCAAAGGAGGTTTAATACCGATTAAGTTTGCTGAGCATTACATTGACGAAAAACTAATGTCACCAAAGAAAGGAAAACCTGTTCTTGTACATTTAAACAGATTTACCGGATGGTCAGCAGAAATCGAACTTGCATATGTAGATAATATTTATTCCATTGAGCAGATCGTTAATATTATTCAGCTTGCAGGATTTGGATGTGGCATCGGGTCTGGCAGAACAAGCGGTTATGGAAGATTCCACGTAGAGTAAATAAAAAATCGGTGGCATATGAATCCGGGTGAATGCCCGGAAAGCACAACAGGGAAAAATAAAACAGTTAATGAAAGAACAGGAAATTACAATTCAACATAGGACAAATTATTTCATCCTGTTTCATATGCCACTGAGCATATAAATAAAGAAAAGGAGAATTAAAATGGCAGAAAACACACAAGTAGCAACATTTAACACACAGCTTTCCTACTATACAAATCGGTATGTTGATTTAATGGAAAGAGATTTGACTTCAAGAGGAATGGAATTTGATTCCTACTCAAAAGATTGCGTAGTAGCGGCAATGGGATCTATTTTCCAGATGGTGCATGAGAGCGGAGTAAGTTTTGAGGCAATAAATGGCTCCAACCTTAAATTCATTCTGAGCAAAGTAGCAGCATTGAAACTGAATGCAAATGCACAGCCGAGAGAGTGTTATTTCCAGATCAGAAACGTAAACGTAGCAGGAAAAGGGAAACCAGCTCAATGGGAGAAGAAGATTGAATTTGCTATTGAGGGTGATGGAAATGACAGCCTTGTTAGCAGATATGGTGTAAATGTAGAAAAAGTATTCCCATACTGGAAAGTCAGAGAAGGTGATAAGTATATTCCACCAAGACATAAAGGTGTAGAAATCACACCGCCAGAATGGGAAGAATCTGGAATTGGAAAAGTTGTTCGTGTAGTATATCCAATTCAATATAAAGATGGACACATTGAGTATCATTCCTGTGAGAGAGCAGATGTTTTAAAGAATCTTGCGGCACATATCAAAAATAACCTCCAGAATGAAACTTTTGGAATTTGTGCTGACAGATATAAAGCTACAGATGCACAGAAAACTCAGATTGAAGCAAAGAAAAAAGAGGTTATGAAAAAAGTTTCCGAGATTGGAGAATTAGAAGCAATTATTGATTGCGAGGAATTAAGACCATATATCTCACCCTCTTATTACGAAACGCAATCCAAAGAATCTATGCTTATTCGTAAAATGCGAAATAATATTATGAAGTCAATTCCTAAGAAATGGGATAATCCAGTGCAGGCTTATGAATATAACATGATGGATGCTACGTACAGGGAAGTGCAGGAAGAAATCGAACAGAATGCCAATGCAGAAGAATTCATTCCACAACCAGCGGCAATCGAAGAACAGCCTAAACAGCCAACAGTCGCAGAAGTTGTAAAAACAGCAGAGAAAGAGCCAGTTCCGGCAGCAGAGCCAGTGGAAACAGAAATTCCGTCATTTATGAGCCAGGAGGAAATGTAGGATGGAAACTTCCACAATTGTGCTTATTATTTTGCTTTCAATAGCACTTTTGGGATGGATAGTAACTTTTATTCGAAAAAATGAATACAATCGAACCAATTTAATTATTCTTTTAAATGTTATTACATATGTGGTACTCATTATAATCCAACTTACAATGTAAAAGGAGAGCCAAAATGAAGCATAAATGTATTAAGACAGCAGTATTAATCACAGGGATTACAGCAATCACAATGTTTAGTGGTTGTTCTTCCTGTAGCAGATCATTAAAATCACTGTCTAGTGATATTGACGGTGGTCTGAATCGTACCGTAACTGTTTACGATTACAACGGCGGTAAAATCAAGTCCTGGTCTGGAAAGTTTGATGTTTCCGAATCAGAGAATGAAGTTTACTTTGATGATTCGGACGGAAAAAGAGTTATTATCCACGGCGGTATTGTTGTGAATGAGGAAAACTGATTTAAAGGAATATTCGGAAAGCGAGGTGATGAAAAATGTTCATGCGAGTAGTAAACACAGGGAGCCAACACGGAAACTGCTATGTTTTGAAATCGAACAGTGGAGAAATGCTTCTTCTGGACTGTGGATGCAGATACAAAGACATTTTAAGAGCTATTGATTACAGAACAAGTGATGTTTCTGGCGTACTTTTGACGCATGAACACGGTTGAGCGATCACCGTGAATCTTTTAAAAATCTGATGAATTTAGGCATTCAGATTTACACCAATGATGAAACTGTAGAACATCTGCAAATCATCACTGGTGAGCTAATGAAAGGCGTTCCAGAAAAAAGACCGTTTCGTGTTGGCTCGTTTACAGTAATACCGTTCTATTTGCCGCATACTACAAGGGATAAGGACACAGGGCAACTTATTCCATGTTTCAATTATGGGTATATCGTGGAACATGAAGAAATGGGAAAACTGTTGTACATGACAGACTTTGAATATTGCAAGTACAACTTCAAAGCAATGCGGATGAACCACTTAGTTATTGAGTGCAACTATTGTGGAGAATTGGTTGACAAAACAGCTGAAAATTACACGCACAGGCTTAAAGGGCATTGTTCCTTAGATACTTGCAAAAGCTTAGTAAATACGAATCATACGGCAGCTTTACGGACGGTAACATTGGTGCATTTGAGTAATGAAGCAGCTGACCCGGAACAGATTTTGAAAGAGATTAAAGAAGCGGTTGTTTGGGATGATGCACTCGTCCAGATTGCAACACCCTGGTTAGAAGTTAATTTGGACTTATGTCCGTTTTGAAAGGAGAAACAGATGGTAGCAATTGATTTGAAAGATTGGAAAGAAGTAACAAAAGGAATTTATGTAAATCCAATTTCTGCAAATGCAGCTTATGAAATCCATATTAAATACTGGGATATGAAAACAGATATTCTTTCCGCAAATGCCGAACTTTATATAGTAGGAGATTGGCACGAAAAAGACGGAAGAAACATCAGAGAAAGGGAAATACTGCTTGATTGTGCATCTGTTATGGCTTGCCTTGGGAAAGCAATTGAAGATGATAAGGAAAACAATTCAGCTGAATGATTGAGGGGGAATAAAATGAAACTGTATTTTTACATTTTGGAAAGCAAACAAGAATTTAATGCAGAAACCAGAGAATATGGAAAAGTTACTTTTAGAATCAGATGCGAAGAGTGTAACGTGATAGAAAATTCGAAAACCTACAAACCAACAGACGATTTCCCAGAAGGAATTTATTCGTCTTATATAAGAAAAGAAAATATTGGAACTTTTGTTAATTCCTACACAAAAGCTGTGGTTCTGGATGAAAAGAACTATGGAAAAGCAAAAGAAGTATTTTTAAGAAGATTTAACCAGAAAGCCGAAGAATTGAAAAGAAATCTTTCTAGGTGTGAAGATATGATAGCTGCGGTTGAAGCAGGAGAGGAGAACTGTAAATGAGTGTATTCAGTGTGCCAATAACAATCGGCGTTAATGAAGAAGAAATTGCCAAGGAAATCCGTAAAAATGTTGAGGATAGGGTAGTTGAGAAAATCACCAAGGAAATTAAAGAAGTTATCTACGAAAAATCTACATACGGTAGTAGAGATACCAATGAGCCATTAAAAAGAATGGTTCGCATGCAAATTGACGAAATTTTGAAAAGAAACGAAAGCATGATTGTACAGGAAGCGGCAAAAGCCTTGGCAGATAAGATGATTAAAACTAAGGCTGTGAAAGAAGCAATAAAAGAAACTGTCGAGAAAGTTAAGGAGGATTAACCAATGAAAATCTTATTAAAAACACTTGACAAACTGAAAAAACCAGAACTTTCCGAACGGGAATGCAAGTACGACAAAGGTTGGAATGATGCAATCAAGAAAGTTGAAGAACTGATTTGCTCATACAGACCTGCGGATATGTGGATTCCAACAGAAGTGAAGTTACCGCCAGAACCAAACAAGGAAGAAAACCCTGGAGATTGGAAAGAATATGCAGTTACAATTGATGGAGCTGTTCTTCCAACAAGTCTTACTTATTTAGGAGACGGCGAATGGGGAAGCGTAGAAGCGTATGGGTTTGCGTATTACCCAGTCATTGCATGGCAGCCAATGCCACCAGTCTACAAACCAGGGAGGTAACACCATTGGAAATAACAATCGGAATTTGCACAGATGAAATTAAAGAAATCATCATGGAACATATAAAAACAAAAGGATTCAATGTAACGGAAGATGATATTTCATTTGTTATCGGGAAAGAAGAAGTTGTAACAGGGAATGCAAAGAAAATCAAACACGCACTTATTAGATGCGACATTCAGATTGAGAGGTGATTGTATGGGATTTAATGTAGTTGTATTATCCGGGCGGCTGACAGCTGACCCGGAAATACGAATGGGAACTAACGACACTAAGATTGCCAGATACACATTGGCTGTCGATAGGGAAAAAAGAAAGAATGCGGAGCAAAAAGCCGACTTTATACCATGCGTAGCACTTGGGCATAATGCAGAATTTGTTGAAAAATTTCTGCGAAAAGGCATGAAAATCAATGTCAAAGGGAAATGGCAGACTGGAAGCTATACGAACCGAAACGGAGAAAAAGTATACACAAATGACTGTTTCGTTGAATCACATGATTTTGCAGAAAACAAGAGCCAGTCACCACAAACACAGGAAACAGACACACGACCAGTACCGCCGCCAGAACCTAGTTTCATGGATGTGCCGGACTTAGGCGGTATGGAAGATGAATTTCCATTTAGTTAAGGAGTGATTAAATGGTACAAACAGGACAGATTATTTATTTTAGCAATCAGAAAATGATGTGCTTTGATGTTGAATCTATTGAGGATATTACTGAACCGACAGAACAAATAGAAACTACATCGGTTTATGGCGAGACAAGAACGTATGCGTTGGCAATGATGAATCCAACAACTCTTTACGTCACTGGAAAGGAACTTGTAAAACTTGACCCAACAACCATGAAACGCATTGCCAGATATAATCTTGAAGAAGAGAATAAATCTCTTTTAGAAGAAATCGCAGAAAGAAAAAAGGTTATTGATGATCTCGAACAGAAAGAACAGGTTTTGCGTGACAGGTTCAGAAAGGCAATAGCTGCATTCAAAGAAATCATGGAAAATGGTTACTATGATGAGGGCGAAGATGAATACGAGAGTGAATGGGAGTGATTAAATGAAACCAGTTTTAGAAACAAAATCTACATACAAAGGTTATCCATATGTGGTCCTGTTTATGCCCGGAGCATACAGATGCGGATACGTTGGAGTACCTTACAGTCACAAGTTAGCGAAGAAAAGTGTTGACGATTTATGGTATCTTGACTGTCATGGTGGAGTTACTTATGCAAAATCACATTTATATGATTGTGATGATAAAGATACATGGTGGATTGGATTTGACTGTGCTCATTGTTTCGATGGTTATGATATTGAGAAAGCAGAACAGTATTTCGGGGAAGAGCCAGAGTTTAAGAAAATGTTTAAAATAACGGGTGGTTTCTGGCGAGAATTAAATAAAGAACCAGAAATCAAAATTCGCTCACTTGCTTATGTCAAAGATGAGTGTAAGAAACTCATTGATCAGATTGAAAAGGAGTGATGCCTGGTGGATTATAGTAGAGTTTTCGCTATGAAGCGAGAACGAGAGAATCGAATAAAAAGGATATGTCCAAGCATTCCATATTCTAGTGGTATATACGTGTTTTACCGAACTGACGAAGCCGGAATAAACCGAGCGTATTGTGGACAGGCAGTCAACCTTTGCGAGAGATGTGCGAGCCATTTAGGGGAATACGATCACATAGCATTAAGCCTTAAAAAGCATAAGTTTTACAGTGAAAGTAATCCTACTGGTTGGAAACTTTCATATAGAACATGTAGAAAGGATGAACTTGACCAGAAAGAAATTGAAACAATCAAGGCTTTTGCAGATAAAGGCTTCCAGATGTACAACGTTACAGCTGGTGGCCAGTCAGCTGGAAAGCAAGTAACAGGGCAATATAAACCGCCCAAGACATACAGACAGGGAATTCAACAAGGCAAAATAACCCTTGCGCGAGAATTAAAACACATCATTGATATTCACTTAAATGTATCAATCAGACCAGAAAAAGCAAATAACAAAGTATCTATTAAGGCGTTGGAAAAATTCAACGACTTACTCAACGAAGAAAATTATCACTGATTCTAACACACCAGTAGTTCTACTGGCTAAATTCCAAAGATAAAAAATAAAAAAATGAATAGAGGTGAGTTTTGTGTCAGAAAACACAAACGAATGTGTAATTGAGTGGATTCCCGGAAGAGATTATGTAGGACTTACTGCTAAGAATGGGAGTACCTGGAAGAACAGATGTGAGGAATTAGAAAAGGAATTTCCAGACGATGTAAAAATTCTTGCCAGAAATAATGATGGATCTATTTTCGCTCACTTGCCGTATTCCTACATTAAAATCAATCCACCGAGAAAATATTCCGATGAAACAAAGAAGAAAGCTGCGGAAAGATTAAATAAAATGCGTGTAGAAAAAAGCAATACTGCGGAAGAAAATCCGTTTTGCCTATGAATTACCGTCAGAGAAAATATAATGAGGGGCAATCTGCTAGAAATGATATTTACAGATTTCTTGTCAAGTATTTTGAGAAACACGGATATATGCCTTCTTATGAAGAAATTATGGATGGAACAGACCTCACAAAGTGTACCGTCCAGAGACATATGCGGCAATTGGAGATGGATTCTCTGATTGCCACAGAACATCCGGGAGTATCAAGAGCGTACCGTTTGAAGGAATACAGATACGAAAGGAAGAAACATGGGAAGCAAATTAAAGATGAAAGCACCAAAGAAAAATAGGGTGTTGGAATGCGATAACCAAATGTCACAGGCATTCGCCAGAGCCATGCAAAATTCAAGAAAAGAGCTTGAATTTATGCAAGATCAAGCCTATAACGATGGCTTCAATACTGGTGATGACTGGGCGAATACAATCAACACGGTAACAACTATGTTGGCATTACGGAAATTGCATGGATTTTCAACCAAAAGACTTTTGGATGTAATCAATTGTGCAAATGAGTTTGTGGGACAAGCGAACCGTGGCGAAAGAAGCTTTATGAGCATGATTGAGGAATTGGAATCTGAAACAGATGTAAGAATCCCAGATTTGAATAAAGAATTGGTCAGAAGATTTGGAGCGTAAATAAATGGTTTATTCCTTGATGAATTAGAACCAGACAGAGGAAATATTAACACAGAAATCATGGAGGACTGCACAATAGCGTGTCAGCTGCTTACATGGGGAAAGTGAGGAAAATGAAAAAGATATTAGACGCATGTTGCGGAAGCCGAATGTTTTGGTTTGATAAGGAGAATCCAGATGTACTGTTTGCAGACAATCGAGAGGTTCGTACAACGCTGTGTGACGGAAGAGAACTTTTAATAAAGCCTGATATAAACATGGATTTCAGAAATATGCCGTTTGATGACAAAACATTCAAAATTGTAGTTTTTGACCCACCACATTTGATTAATGCAGGAAGCAGTTCATGGCTTGCTAAAAAATACGGAATCCTTCCAAAAGATTGGAAACCATATTTGAAAGCCGGATTTGATGAATGCATGAGAGTGTTAGAAAATGATGGAATTTTAGTTTTTAAATGGAGCGATGAGCAACTTTTATTTTCAGAAGTATTGAAATGCTTTGGTACTAAACCGCTGTTAGGAGATAAACGTGGGAAGACCAGATGGGTGATTTTTATGAAGTAGGAGGATACAAAATGAGAAAGTACACAATAAATCTTCCAAGAGGACTGGAAGTAGATATTTTCAATCTGCCAGAGGACTTCAAAGAGCAGGTTGAGCAGGCATTCAGAGAGTATACATTTGGAACAGCAAAAGCATATATGTACGTTGACAAGTTGGGATTCATTGACAGTTGCGTAAGATATATTAACGGAGACAAAAACAGCTACGATGTGGTGGATGAAAAAGTAGAAGATTTTATTACCGCTCAGTGGAGAGAATACGGACAGCTTGACAATAAAGACGATGTGTACAGTGCTGATTTTATGGCAGATTGTTATTCTGCGGGCGTACAGAATGCAGTATTGTGCTCTCATTTTGGAACTGACGATCATCACATTTACGACCAGATTCAGCAAACTCTGGTACAGGTAATTACAATTGTAATGAATTATAGAGATGAGGAGGACACAAAATGTTAATCAGAAGTCAGGATAAAACAGCACTGGTAAAGTTTGAAAACATTGTAATAAATCTAAAGCTCCCAGATTCATTGAATATTATATGTTGGAGTTTGCAGGATGCACAGAGAAGTGGAGGATATTTTATTTTAGGAAGATATTCCACAAAAGAAAAAGCCATGAAAGTACTGGATATGATTCAGGAAGCCTATGGAGATTCGGAATACACAAAATATGTAATTCCAGAAGTATGTAGGATATTAAGTATGAAGCCAAAAACGGAAGAAAACAAAGCACATGCGGGAGAACTTGGAGAAATGCTCAAAAAAGGAATGACGTTCCAGATGCCAGAGGATAGTGAGGTGGAAGTATGAGCAGAGTACGAAACAGATTAGAGCAATACAAAGCTGAGATAGAAAAGAAATCGCAGTATAAGCATGGGCTTCCAGGGAGTGCACTGGATATCGTAAATAGTCTTCTGGACGATCTGGAACAGGACGAGAAAGAAAATGGGTGGATTCCGGTAAAATATCATCAGATATCAGAAAAAGAACGTGCGGAAGAATCCATATCAACTGATATACAGTATATGCTTGACTGCAAAATGCCAGATGACGGACAAGAAATATTGGTTACTAACGGAGAAACAACATGGCAAGATACAAGCTTTATTGATTGTGACGGATATTATCTTGATAGCAATTATGATTGGATTGAGATTACGGCATGGCGACCACTTCCAGAGCCATACAAGGAGGGCTGAGGAATGCGGTTAATCGACACAGATAAATTAAAAAAAGATATACTGCTTCAAAATATCTTAGGAGAACCAATACAGAAGATTATAGACAGATATATACATATTGTTGACGAGCAGCCGACAGCTTTTGATGTGGATAAGGTTGTGGAACAATTAGAGAATTATTTATTTGAAAAATATTGCATAGAAGAAGATACAATAATTGATGAAATTATAAAAGGCGGTGAAACTGAATGAGTAGACTGATTGATGCTGACGAATTAATTAAATACATCAAAATTTGGGAAATTGGAACAAGTATTAGTTCCGACCAGAAAGAGTTTATTGATTGTGTCAATGAGCAACCGACAGTTTTTGATGTGGATAAGGCTATTAGCGAATTGGAAAGAGATAAATTCATTGAATCAGAATGTATTTTATCTGATGTGCATCAAGGATACAATGCTGGACTGAGCAGGGCAATCGAAATCGTGAAAGGCGGTGGAGTTGAATGAGCAAATCAGTATTAGTGATTGACACGCCAGAAAATTGTTATGGCTGCCCGTTCGGAACTGAATATTGTGGAAATCTTGAATATGAGGGATGCTGTGAATTAGCTGACTGTTTATATTATGATGCAATTCTGATGACAGAAGAACATTATGATTGCGAAAGCAAATCAAGACCTGATTGGTGTCCGCTTATGGATTTGCCAGAAAAAGACAATGGAGATTATCCGGCTAATACGTCTGATTCTGGCTTTGCAGAGGGCTGGAATCAGTGTATTGATGAGATTACAGGAGGAAATTATGATGATTGATTTAACTGGAAAAAGCGTATTCGTAAAAACGCAGGAAGAGTATTTGAAAGTTCTGAAAATGGCAAAATTACAGGGATTTAAGTGGATAGGAGAAAATCATTTAAATGCACTGAATATTCCGATTCCGAATATGTTAAAATTTTACGATGACAAAAATGTAACTTATTACAGTGATGATAAGCCCTTGTATGAAGCATCCGAAATTGTTGTGTGCGAAGAAAAGATTAAGGAAGCAATAGCTCACGTTAAGTATTTTGCTGACAATAAATATAGAATGTCATTAACAGATAAAGTTATTGAATCAATGTTATTACTTGCAGATGCCGTAGAAAGTCAGATGGAAGAGGTGAAATAGATGGAGAGATTAACAATTGACGATATGATAAAAGCACTTAGATGTGTTGCCAGTCAAGATACAGAAGGCGACTGCTATAAGGATCACGAGAATTTTAAGCACATGAAAGACGATAAATATAAACGCATTGTCTGTGGAACTGGCGAGAACTTAAAAGATTGGATTAGTGGAAGGGATGCAGTTGGATGCCCATACCACCAGAAAACGTATGGGACTTGCTACGAAGATGGAGAATTGTATTGGTTGAAAGATGTCGCAGAGCTGTTAGAAGAACTGAAATCTTACAAAGGCTTAGAAGAACAGGGCTTGCTTGTGAGGCTGCCGTGTAAGGTTGGAGATACAATGTATGATATTGTAGGAAAACCTCTTAGAATCGTAGAACACAAAGTGGATGCTTTTCATATTGATAAAAAAGGCTTTCATTTACAAATTATTAACGGAGTTTTAGAAAAGAAGCAAGAAGCAAAGGTTTATTTTTCTCGTGAAGAAGCTAAAAAGAAGTTGGAGGAGATGAAAGCTAATGATTAAAGTACTGAATACCATTAATACTAGACTGATTCCTATACCGGTTTTACAGGACGTAAAAAGTAGAATCTCTGATTGGCTTGCATCCGGCGGGAAAGAAACCGATCCTTACATTCAGCGGCAAATTGATTATCTGAAAGCTGTTGAAAAAGCAGCATTGGATGAGAAAAATATCGTATAAGTGGAATTGGAGGAGATAAAGAGTGCATAGACATTTATGGATTGAGTACCATCATCACAGAAGAGTGCATATATACAAATGTGTTATTTGCGGAAAATTATGGGGATGAAAGGTGAAAAAAATGGACGTTAAAGAAGCAAAAGACATATTATCCGATATGAGAGACCAGCATTTATGTTTCTTGGGAAATTTAGAAATAAAAGATGAATGGCAGAAGAAATATCTAAAAGAAGCATGGGCGTGTGATTCCGGTGCAAAGGTTCTTGCCGGATTAATCACAGGGATAAAGATTGATAAAGGCATTATCGCAGATAGCATTCAGCACTATGGAAAAAATAATCAAAGCACAGTCTGTATGGAAGAATGCGCCGAGCTTATCCAAGCAATTAGCAAGGCAAAACGTGGAAAAATCAACCGTGATAACATGATAGAAGAAATTGCAGATGTGCTGATCTGTATCGAAATGCTAAAGCAAATGTACATGATTTCCGATGAGAAAATTAATAATTGGATTGAGAAGAAACAGGCGAGAGAAGTAGAAAGGATGGAAAAGAATGAATAAATGTTGCGCTAGTCAAGATGGAATATGTCGAAATGCCATTCTTTTTGGAACAAGATGCGATGGTTACAAAGAAAGATGCAGATTAAGACCAACTTATAACACTATCGAACAAACAGTGAAGAATTACCAGAACAATTTAAGAAAAATATTTGGAGCGGAGGATTAATCATGAATAAGAAAGAAATCGCAGAGATTAAGAAGCAGTTTACACCGGCCAATTGTGCAATCACACGCATTTGTGGTTGTTATGTAGACGCAGAAAAGAACAAGAAAACCAAAATTAAAGAAGCTTTCCTTTCCATTCCAGAGGAAGAAATGTTTAAGTATTTTGACATTTTCAAGAAAACCATGTCTGGCAGACTTGGAAAGAACCTTATGAACTTTGATTTTCCATTAGCACAGGAAAAAGAGGGTGGAACACAGGAATTTCTTATGCGGATCAGAGCAAGTAAACTTAAAGATGATGAGCTTTTGGACGAGTTCTACGACAAAGTGATTGAAAATTACGATTATAACGAAAATTACTACATAGTTCTCATTCATTCAGTATATGACATTCCCGGAAAAGCTTCTGATGGAACCGAAATGAACGATGCATCAGAAGAAATTTATGAACACATTCTGTGCAGCATTTGTCCGGTAAATCTTTCAAAGGCTGGGCTTAGCTATGATGTGGCTGAAAATAACATCAAAGACAGAATTCGTGATTGGGTAGTCTCAAGACCAGAAACAGGATTCTTATTCCCTGTATTCAATGACAGAAGCACTGATATTCATGGAACCTTGTATTTCAACAAAAACACAAAGAATATTCATCCAGACTTCATCGAAAGCGTTCTTGGCACACCAATTCCACGTATACCGGGAAATGAGATCAATGTCTTTTCGGATTTCATCATGGATAATTTTAATGGAAACACAACATTCAGTTTCACTGAAAGCCTAATTGAATCATTACAGGAAGTAAGAGAACAGAAGAAAGATAGCCCGGAGATGATAACTGTATCATGTGATGAAATGGAACAGATTTTTGCATATTGTGGAGTTCCAGACGAGAAGTTATCAGATTTCAAGGAAAACTGGGAAATGTATTTCAGTAATGAGCCTGTTGCCCTTGACAATATCCATAATTCAAAAACTGCAAAAATTGTAACACCAGATGCAACAATCTGCATTCAGCCGGATAAAATTTCTCTGATTGAACTGAAAGAAATAAACGGCGTTCCATCTCTTGTAATTCCGGTAAATGGAGAACTGAAAATCAATGGAATTGAAGTTGAATTAAAATAAACACTTTTGAAAAATCCAGGAATTGGAGGTGGCAATTACATTAATGGCTAAAGTAAGCTGGATTAAAATAGAGATTGAAATGTTTAGTAACCGAAAAATTAAGCAAATAAGGAAAATGCCAGAGGGAAACAATATTGTTCTTATTTGGGTAATGCTTTTGACAATGGCTGGCAGATGCAATTCAAACGGAATTATTTTCCTCACTGAAAATATTCCATATACAACAAAAATGCTTGCAGATGAATTGGATTTTGAGGAAAGCATTATTCAATTAGCATTAACAGTTCTGGAAAAGTTCGGGATGATTACCAGAGATTCTGAATTACTTTCTATTCCCGGCTGGGAAGAGCATCAAAGTGCAGACGAATTGGAGAAAATACGTGATCAAAACAGAAAAAGGGTTGCAGAATATCGTGAACGTCAAAAAAATAAGGCCGCATTGCTTTGCAAGAAAGATGATGTAACGTTACAGAAACGTTACAGTAACATTACTGTAACGGAACAGAATAAGAATAAAGATAAAGATTTAGAATTAGATTTAGATACAGAATTAGATAAAGATAAAGAAAAAGATATAAATGATTTAATAGTATCTAAAGATACTATTCGTCAGACTGACGTCCAACGAACCATTGATGAATGGAATACTCTGGAAGAATTCGGTATTACTCCTGTAAAAAGAATGACACCAAAACGAGAACAGGCAGTAAAAGCTAGAATCCGTCAGAACTGTGTTGAAGATATTCTGGAAGCGATTGAAAATATTCGACGCAGCACATTCCTACAAGGGCAAAATAAAAATGGCTGGATGGTTACGTTTGACTGGTTCTTAAAGCCTGGAAATTTCGCAAAAGTATTTGAAGGGCAATACGCAGACAAGTCTACGAATAGACCGTGCAGCTACATGGAGAAAATTCAAAACAGGGTAAGCGAGGTGGATAATTGGGTATGACAAGAGAAGAATGGGCGGTACTCGTAAAAGCAATGAAAGCTGTGTACACTTCTCCATCATTTCTGCCAGATCAATATGCTTTTGATACTTGGTATGGACTTTTGAAAGACCTAGATTACAAGCTTTTAAGTTTTGGATTAAAGAAATATATGCAGACTGAATGGAAAGAGCCATCAATAGCCGCATTAAGGCAATGCGCACAAAACATTGCGCCGCAGAAGGAAGAGTTGAACGAAACAGAAGCATGGGAAAAGGTATGCAAAGCTATTCAGAACTCTACATATAATGCAGAAGCAGAGTTTGATAAGCTTCCAAAAATCATTCAGAAAGCAGTATCAAGCCCGGCACAACTTAGAGAATGGGCGGTATCTGAAAATGTGGATGGTACATGGTGGAGTGTGGTTCAATCAAATTTCCAAAGGACATACCGGGCAGAAGTGCAAAGAGAACAAGAACGAAGAAAACTAAGTCCAGACCTTTTAAAAATTATAGATACTGCCAGATTGGGAGGTGCGGGAAATTGCCAGATAGAAAACCATGGAGAGAATTAAAAAGCACTGAAATTATAGGCTTAAAGCGGAGACAATGCTCGAAATGCGACTATTACAGCAAGAGCGAAAATGCATGGAGTACAAATGCAACCTGTGATTATATCTTGATTGAAGAACATAGTAGAGGATGTGATCCGAGGGATTGTGTTAAAAATGGTATCTTCAAGAAGAAAGCGAGAGGAAAATCAAGAGTAAAGCGAGTGATTCTATGAGGAAGATAAGCGAAATGTATAAGCAATCTGGCGGTACAGTTTATCAGCATACCTGTTCTGATTGCAGATTCTTCTATGGTGGCAAATTTCCAAGGTGCTTGCAATACGAACTGGAAATTGATTGGAATCCAGATTATATAGCTTGCAAATTTTACAATCTGGAAGAATCTCAGATTGATGGACAGGTAAATATCTTTGATTTGTTGTAAAACGTGATAATTGTGTATTTAAAATAGCACAGAATCGTTCAAAAGAGAATAATGGTAGAAATTATAGGGCATACAAAAGATAAAGAAAAACAGCGTTTAAAACAAGATAATTATATGGAGGGACAATTAATGGAAAAAGCTATATTGTATGCCATAAACGAAAGAATGTTCTCACTTGGTCTGATAGATGAGAAAACAAGAGATAAAATTAAAGCTGAAATCAGCATTAGAAAGTAACGACAATGTATTGAGTGGATTTATATGAGGTGTTATACTTTATATGATTCCACTCCCTGTTTATTAAGGGAGAAATGCACTATGAATATTTATTATGTCAGAGAAAAATTAAGAAATTGCTCTATTTACGACATTGAACTAAATGTTGCTTATTATGCCAGGGTTTCTACGGAAAAAGTCGAACAGCAAGCATCCATTAAGCACCAAGAGGAACATTTCGAAGAACTGATACATTCTAACAACAGATGGAAGTTTGCAGGTTCTTACATTGATGATGGTATTTCTGGAATGCATGCGGATAAAAGAGAAGAATTTCAAAGAATGCTCAGAGATGCAAAGCTTGGAAAAATTGATATGATTATAACAAAAGAAATTTCAAGATTTGCACGAAACACTCTTGATAGTATCCAATATACCAGAGAATTGCTATCTTACGGCGTATGCGTATGGTTCCAAAATGACGGAATTAACACTATTGATGATGATAGTGAGTTCCGACTTACTATTATGGCTGGGGTAGCGCAGGACGAAATCCGAAAGCTTTCTTCAAGAGTAAAGTTTGGACACGCACAGTCGATCAAAAACGGCGTTGTTCTCGGACACAGAATGTATGGATACTCAAACAATCAAGGGAAGCTCGAACTGATTCCAGAAGAAGCAGACATGGTTCGAATGATTTTTCAAGATTACGCTTCCGGAATATCTACGCCAAGAATCGAAAAAAAACTCTGGGATATGGGATACAGAAGTTTCAAAGGTGGGAAAATCAACCGGGATGTCATAAAAAATATTATTCGGAATCCAAAATACAAAGGATACTATTGTGGAGGAAAAGTAAAGGTTGTCGATATGTTCACCAAGAAACAAGAATTTCTTCCACAGTCAGAATGGATAATGTTTAAGGATGATGGTTCCAGAGTACCGCAGATCATTGATGAAACTACCTGGGAAAAGGCAAACGCATATTTAAGAGAGCGTGGAGAAGCTATAAAATCAAGAAGAACATCTTTTAAAAACGAAAATATTTTCACCGGAAAACTTTTCTGCGCAAATGACGGAGCTCCATACTGGATGAAGCAACATTATATCAGAGGGAAAGAAGACGTTCGATGGGTATGCAGTTATAAGATAAAAAACGGAGCAGCTTCATGTGATTCATTCGGACTGGCAGAATCAGAATTGAAAGAAGTAATTGCAGATTTGATTAATGAATCTTCTGAAAATATTGATAATATTTTGAAAGAATATTTTGAAATCTTACAGTCTACGATAAAAAACATCCCAGACAACAAAAGTGAAATATCGCGACTTGAAAAACAGATTGAAACATTAAAACAGAAACGTGAAAAAATACTGGAATACAATTTGGATGGCAAAATATCTGATGATGAATTTATTTCAAGAAATAAAGAATATGTAAAACAGATAAAACAGACAGAAAGCCATATTCGAGAACTACAAAATATTAAAAGTCCAGAGCCAGTAGAAATACAATTAAGTGCTATTAAAGAACAGTTAGAAAAGTTCAAAGGCGTTACTCCAAAAGACATTAACAGGCAGATTGTCAATGAACTTTTTGAAAAAATTACCGTGGAACCGTTGGCGGCTACATGTGCAACACTGACATTTCAATTAAGGTCTGGAAGCCTTGAAAAATGGGGGTTTCCCTTGCGCTGTTCTGACGATATGATTTTAACTCTACATCCAGAACAACACAAGATATTTAGTAGGAAAACTTGCATCAAGACACAACATATGGTATTTTACAAATATAAGTACCTTTTAGCGCTATAAGAGAAAAAATGGGAGTGGAATCAATGATACATACAGCTTATGACGTAATGAAAGAGTTTTTAATCACTGATGCAGACCTTGAAGGAAAGTACGGAATCCCGAAAATTCCAAAGACTTTTATCCATCCTGGGAAAGATACTGTAGACTTTGCGGAGAGTTTCAGTAGAAAGATAAAGAACCACCGGGAACTGGATGTAAACTTCTACGTGGATGATGTACAGTTTCAAAGATTATGGAATCAGCCGGACAAGTATATGGGGCATTTAAAATGTTTTCATGCAGTCATTATGCCAGATTTCAGCATATCGGTCGGCAAGAATGGAATGCCGTTGGCTATGTGCTTGTGGAACAAATACCGCAATCATGCACTGGCTCACTACATGATCTTGAATGATATTCCAGTAATTCCGAATGTAAGCATATTACCGGAATACTGCTGGGACTGGTGCTTTGATGGACTTCCGGAGGGAAGCACAGTTGCCTGTTGCACCAATGGAAGAGTAAAGAGCAAGGCAGCACGGTTGGAGTTTTGCGTTGGTTTCAAGGAAATGGAACGCAGATTGAAGCCACTTCGAGTTATCATTGTTGGAAGAATCCCGGAAGAATTGGAAACAGACACAGAAATTATAAACTTTGAAACCAGGAATCAGAAGATTAACAAGGAGGGCGTGAATGGGAACAACGACTGATAATTACCAGAGGAAGAAGAAACTTTCTAAGTCACAAATGAAGAGGACGGAACGTTTAGAGAAATCATCCCACAGAAGATATGGAACACGGAAGAAAGAAGGATTAAATAAATTGTGAATTTTGAATCATTCAGAATTTTACGCTATAGAAATATTTGTGCAAAATTAAAAATTAAGTGGTAATTAGAAAATGCGAGAATTTTTCTGGTTGCCACTTTTTTCTTGATTTCTGTGATTTTTGGTTTCCAAAACGATGCTGAAATTTGGGAATCGTTTATAAGTTAGCTGTAACTATTGAAGCTGTGAACAGCTGCGGTTTTATACTGTCATAAATCAATCAGTACAGCACCGGAAACCAGCAACCACCCCGAGCGACTAAATAAAAAGTGTTTTTTTTAAAGGACCCTAATATTTAAACCCTTGCCATAGTGGATTTGCTACTACGGACCACTCCAGGGAGCAACCACCCCGAACTGATGAAGCCGGGGCACCGTCAGGAACGATTGAACACCAATGAAGGCGATCACCAGCCGTATCCCTGGCAGATCATAAGCAACCAACCACGGACAGTAGGTCATAGCAAAGAATACCGAATAATAAAATAATAGCCTTGCTAAATACGTCTTTAATGGCTTTTAACGTATTTATCCTATATTTTATTGACTACGATTATAAAACGCCTTAAAAAGGCAAATACAGCGTTATACAAGCATATCAAAATATAGTTGTATAGTCCTAATTGTTATATAGCCCGGACAACTAAGATAGATCACCGCAGAGCCGATATAATGCGCCCATTGACAAGGTACGCAAATAAAGCATAGCTGCATACAGCTATACAAAACTATCATACACCCATAGACGCAGACAGTCAATAAACCATGCAACACACTATAAAGCGTTTTAAAGGCTCATAAACGGCTTATAATGCAAACGCGGCATAAATCACCATTAACAGCATAAAAAACGATTTACGGATAAAATAGCGCGTTAATTGATTGACTTATTATATTAACTTTGCAAGGTGCATCTGGCAGAATGCCAAAAAACCGCTTGCACGCCGTGAACGTGCCGCCGGACTGGATACCGGGAAGCGGTGAAAACTATTTGAAAATAAGGCTTTTCAACTTTTCAGCTGTAAAACCATCAAGAATATCATAAATATATGTTTTCAATAAAATTGTGTGTTCACTCAAAAAATAATCTGTAAAATTTTCGAGATCGTCACAGAATTGCCCTTGATTAAGGGAATAAAATTCATCAATCAATTTGTTTTCAAGTTCTTGTGAAAATTCATCGTACAAAGAAATATTGTACTTTCCAGTAAATTGGATATATTCACTTTCACCAGTAAATAAAAAGTGCAGAATTTCTATTTCCGGGCTTTCTTCACAAATATTATTAATATATTGATACAGGCTTTTGTTTTCTAAAGCTTTGTTATTATCATCAAATACTTTATAATTATCAAAAAAATGCTTAATAGTTTCATTTACAACGCTTTCCCATTTTTCCATTTTTAACATTATCATATGTATTACCCCCATTTTATGTTATTATATCATACGCTAAGCCAAAAATAAACAGTACAAAAACTTGCCGGGAATCTTAAGCCCCTTATTATTTTAAAGTCATTTTTGTAACGCTCGGAAGACTGCGGAAAAATTCCCGACGGTCGTAATCATCTTTAATATTGAATTGTCTGTCGCTTGTGGGGATGATCTCGCCGCCGATAAGCTCCATACAGGAGAGTTGTAAACAGTCTTCTTTTTTTGTTGATCTGTGCAGCGCATATCGCATCACAGACTTTTTACCATCCCGATGCTTTACCGGGGACATATCCCAATAAGCTAATTTAATAACATCGCCAGAAATAGCCGTGAATATTTCCATTACTTCTTTTTCGGTTTTTTTATTGATTGTATCAACTTTTGAGAAGTCGCCGCTTTTTATGGCGGTGATCGTCTGCGCTTGCGTGGCTTTCTTGATTGTTACCATTTTAAAGCCCTCCATAAGTCTTATTTTTCTTGTAACACTTGTTCCAGAAGTTAACAACGTTTTCAGCTTCTTTTTTTGAGCTACAAATATTTGCTGAAGTAATTCCAGGGATTTGCAAGGAAAAAATAAGGTTGTCAGATTCAGAAACCCGAAGAACAGAAGCAAGGTTTTTATTGTTTGTGCGTGTTGAAATTGCTATGTAATGGTATTTCATGTATTAACCCTCCAATATTTAGAAAAAACAGGCGGGAAAGCCCCGCCCGAAATTGATTTATTTAGTTCAAGCAAGCATTTATTTTTTCTTCCAGGTGCGGAAACGCTTCACAAATTTCCTGCACACTGTCGGCGTAATAATCACCGACAATTTTATCAAAAATTGTAATATTTCCAGAGTAAAAACATCCGAGATCATTAAACCAGATATCAAGCCCGGTTGCCTGCTCCTTTTTGTCATTGTACCACATGTCAATTTTCATCATGTTTTTTTATCCTCCTTGAATTTTTGTTAAAAGGCCGCCGGGGAAATGCTCCCCGGTACGCTTGCCGGCCTAATTAAAATTGATTTCAAATGGCTTTATAGTTCCGTTTCTCAATTCTTCAAGCGCGATTTTATTTACTTCATTTGTAAAATAATCTACCTCGTAAGAATCAATAATCTTGTTCTGCAATGACGTTTTTTCATAAAAATCTAAAGTATCATCCTCCCAGTACCACACAAAATAAGTATGCAAAATATAATTCTTATCATCATAGACACGCTTACAACGTCTTTTGCTTCCGTTCATTAAAAAAATATCTTCCGGCGCTTCTAAAGCGTCATACTCTGTATTAGAAACGTGGTGCATTACTTCTTTATATGTCCAGATAACCGCACCGCCCCATGTATTTTTTTCGGTCACAACTGCTCTTTTAGTTCTCAACCATGCTTGCATATCTTCTTTAGTTCTCCATGCATAGCTACTCATTCCAGCTTTAGAAGCAAAATATTGATAATCTCCGTTATTTTCTGCTTTTCTATATGACAAATGATATTTATCATGTGTTTTTGTGGAAAACATTTCTTTATTGTCATTACATTCCCACAAATTAACAGTTGCAGTAAAATAAATTCCACCATTTGCACAAGCCCCAGCATTTCCCCAAGTCCAAAAAGTATTGCTTGACGTGCCTTTATATGTAAATTCAGACTTATTATGATGGCTAAACGCACCACCCGAAGCACTTCCGCACAACTCGTTATCGTAAATACTTAAATGTATTCCAGCATTTTCACAAAGCTCTATGTTTTCTCCTCTTTTCTTTGTTGCTGTTGCTTTTGGAAAATACTCACCATATTCATTTGTATACTCTACTACGTCATATTTTTGAATGGCTTTTACTGAGCGCGTTTCTTCAATCATTTCAATAATGCGGTTTACTTTTTTTACGTCTGACTCTTCAAGTCCGTAATAGCTATCGAAAAGCTCATTCTCTTTCTTTAATGTTTCAAGTGTGTATTTTTTCATTGTTTTTTTACCTTCGCCCCTGTTATAATGGGGTTGCCTTTCTTTTTTTTAGTTTGGTGCCCGGTTTGGTTTGGAAGATCGCCGGGCTTTTTTATTTTCTGGGAACTAGAGTTTTTCAATTAATCAGTCCGTTTTCCTATGTCCTCATTGTATTGAGTGGTTTGGGCGGTTCCGGTTGTTTGTTTCTTGTGTTCCTTTGTTGATATTATAATATCATAATTAAGCACTAATGTATATTGACATAATAAACAAATTAAGCACTAATGAACATTGCGAAATTATGCAATTTGATTAAGCACTAAAAATATTGACAATTAAGCACACGCATATTATAATGAAGAAAAATAAAGGAGGGCTAAATATGGCAGAATTAACAACGGAAGAAAAAGCAATAAAGAATAGAGAAGCAGTAAAAAAATGTATGAAAAATAAGGATAGAATAAATGTAATCTTACCACAGGGAACACTTGAAAGAATTAACGCATATGGGTTAAAAACTAACGCTTTCGCAAGAGAATTAATTCTTGCAGAACTTGATAAAATGGATAAAATGAAAAAGTAAATTAAGCACAAAATAGCATTGACAATTAAGCACTAATAATATATACTGTAATCATAGAAAGGAAGTGGTTACAGTGAGCAAGTTAAATAATATTCCAAATAAAAATCAGTGTGGAGTATACACAATAATAAACCGAAGAACCGGAAAAAGATATATAGGATCTTCAACACAATTAAAAAAACGTGCTGAATCTCACTCTTGCGAAATTAGAAGAGGAAAACACAATAACAAATTAATACAACAAGATATTCTAAAAAATGATGACTTTGATTTTAAAATTATGCAAATCATTGATGAATCAAGTTATTTGTATTATGATGAAATTAAAAATAAAATGTATCTAGAAGAATATCAGTTGATAAAATCTGGAATCCTAAACGGTGAAGATTTATATAATCTTGAAACAATAGCCGTGGTAAATGGAAGATTGGAAAGAATAAAGGAAGAACAGGAAAAACTCTCGAAAAGAAAGCAAGAAGTTTATAGCATGTTAAAATTGTCAAATGAAAATTTATTAAAGGAATATGCAAATAATAAAAATTTTTATGAATCTAGATTTTTGGAAAAAGAAATACTAAAAAGAATGAATTAGCCATAAAATAAAGCCCTAGGGAAAATTTCCCGGGGCTTTTAAAATGCTTATTTGTGGCGGTGTAACGACAATCGAGGGGTTAACAGCCCCACCGCCGAAGCTGTTAAGATATTAATAGCACAGGTTTTTAATTTTTGTCAAGAAAAATGTTTTTTTATTTTTGGTCTTGACTTTCTGAAAAACTTACAGTAACGTTATTACCAACGATGGTCGCGGGAACTCATGGAGGGGTAGTTATTGCAAAATCGTTTGCACCTGAACAGAATAAAATAGCACCTAACAAGCCAGATCAACCAGGCATTTTAGCCCGGTAAGGTCTGGCTTTTATTATGCTTAATTATATTATATATAATAATATCTTTTACCCCTCCATAGATTCCTAAGACTAGAGTTTATTAAAAGATATGCTATACAGTACCGTATAATAATATATAAGATATAAATATAAATAAAGATTATAATATAATACCCCAATTATTATTTATTAATTACTAACAAAATAGATGGTTTTATTTTATGCAAAATTAAATTTGACAAGATATTAAAAACTGTGTTAAGGTATCAGCAACAAAGAAAACAGAATATTTTTTAATTTGAGTTTTAGAGAATGTACCCGAACACCCGGAAAACTTCCGGGAATAAGCTTTACCTGGTGACATTCTCTTTTTTTTATTTGGAAATTAACGTGCTAAAGTGAGGTGATAATATGAAAGATAATACAGTAAATGTACAAGACGTAGATATCTATTTAGATAATATTAATATATATGCTGACGAATATATAAATACTGTATTATGTATATCACCAGATAACGAAAACTATAAGAAAGAAGTATCAGATAGCTTTGTAGATATGATTTTTTATATTGCAGATCATATACAAAAGCCAAGTAATGACAATATAGAGCTATTAGATAAAATGTTTAATACTTATGTGAGATTATGTAGTAAATATCATGTATTACCAACTTTAGAAGTATTTAGCTTTTTAGTTGGGATTAATCGTACAACGTTTACTGATTGGATGAATGGAGTGTATAGAACAAACTCGTCACATGGTGACACGGCTAAAAAATGGTTTGATATTTGCAAAAACTGTGCAATCAATAGATTGCATAACCAGACCGGAACAAATGCGAATTTGATATTTGTTGCAAAAGCCGCCTATGGCATGGCAGAAACTGCACCAGTACAAGCCGCGCAGCAATACGGAGTACCACAGCAGACCGCCCAGCAGATCGCAGAGAAGCACAAAGCGGCACTGGAGCTTCCAGAAATGGAAAAGCCGGAGCTATAAAGCCTTGCAGAACAAAAAGAAACGGTAAATGTACACAACGGACGGACAAAAGGCAGTAAACACATGGAATTATGCAATATGTACAGTAATAACGATTATAATTGTGCATGATGTATAGGATTTTAGAGGCATCTATATAAAAAACAAGTGTTTATCGTATAGATACATATGTTCGAGAAAATACGTTCGGTAAATTCTCCTTGACCACTGCCGAAGGCATCCGACAAGCAGCGACCAGGCAAGGACAGCGGTTCCCATGGGGCGGCGGGCTGACTTGCCAGCGTCCGTACTGGATGATCGGGAGGGGGTATATATAAAACCCCAGTCAGCGGTAGTTACCACCGAAACCGCCCGAAAAAACAAAAAAGCTCTCCTTAACATGGCAGGGATAGTGATTGCAACACGAAAGCAGTAAGCCTTAACTGTTTCTCTGCCACACTAAAAATAAGGCATATCAGAAAGGCAGGTATATGAAATGAAAATTGGATATGTAAGAGAAATAGGATTTGGAATTGATATTGATATTAGACGTGAGCTTTTGCACATTGAAGGAATATTTAAGATTTACGCAGATTCCGAAAACAGTAGAGAAGAATACCGTAAAATGCTGTCGATTCTGTCTAATTCCGACGAATTATTTATTTGGTCTATTGAAGAGCTTGGAGATGAGCAGGAAGAAATCCTTGAACAATGGAGAAGCATCACAAGTGAAATTGGAGCAAATATTTCAGTTATCAATTGTCCTGTTATAAAAAGCAAAAGAGATGTTCCATTAGAAGAGAAAATGGTAAGCGATATGGCATTAAAAATTCTTTCGTATAGTGCTGAAACATCAAACAAGAAGCTGAAGGAACTGGAGAAAATTTATGATGAGGAATAAAACTTATCAATCCGAATCCATCCGCATCCGATTTTCCGAAAAACAGAAAAAGGCTCCTGGAAGAGAAGAACCGGACAGAAAGGAGCGTATCGGATATTGTAAGACAGGCAGTTGATGAATATTTCGGGAGGAAAAGACGTGATTAAATTTTTCTCAAAAAATAAAAAAGGCGTTTCGGAAACAAACCAAGCATATGAAAATGTTGGACAGGAATCCCCGGCAATTCGGAAACTCGTAAAGCCAATTCACGCAAAAGCAATATTAACTGATGGAAGATTGTATGATACTCAAACTGCTACATACGTTTGTGAATATGGGAATCTTTCTTTGTTTGTTACAAAGAACGGTAGATGGTTTGGCGCAAAATCAAAATCTGAATTAGCTGGTTATAGTGTTGATGAAAACGGAGACAGAACCGCCGAGTACAGAGTGATGTATTATGGTCTGGAATGTATTGATAAAATTTTTGTGATGCAACATCTGTGGTATTACAACTATAAGCTTTTCAAGAAATATTTCGGGGAGGTGGAAGAAGGATGAGTGTTGTAAAAATCACAAACCCCAACCCCTATGACTGGCTTGGAACAAAATGTTTTATTGATGGGAATGAAGTTCCAAGGGTAAGATCAGTAAATTTCCATACCGCAGTAGATGAAGTTCCAGTATTTGAGTTTGAAATGATGGCTGTCCTAGACATTGAAATGGAGTGCCTAGCACAAATTAGTGTCACTTCTCAATCAATTACTGATGCAATTTGTGTTTTAAGGCACGAATTGCTACAACATGGAGAAATTTACAATGGATTCAAATCAAGCCTAAAATCGGCTTTAGAATCCTACGATTACTGTGGAATGCCATTTGAGCCAGAAGAAGAGATTGCAGAAAAGATTTTGGACTTCTTAATTGGGGAGGAAAAAGAAAATGAATGCACTTAATGTAATTGGAACAGCTGTAAATCTTGCATTTTTCGTTCTGGTTCTAGCCGGTACTTTAGCAATACTGGACGAAGAAGGAAAGACAAGCGTAATACAGATTTTATTCTGCATTTGTTTAGAAATATGTTTCGCACTGAATATTTTCTTAATTTGCACGAGGTGACAAATGTATCTACCAATTCCAATTGGAATTATCCCGATTGAGTTAATCGAGAGGGTTAAATTCATAAAAGCACAGCTTCGACTTAATCCATGTAGGTTCGGGAAAGCCTATGAAAGTGATAAGTCGAGGCATCCAGAGTAGCGTAAGCTCTTATTGATGAATACGCCAGGAATTATTGAATATTTAGAAAAAGAAAATTTCCCTCCTGGAAAAGAGTAATCAGTAAGAGCGAAAAGTTTATATACTTGTTTAGCTTAATATCACGACTTCCCCGGTTTTAATGGTGCGCCGGGGTTGATGGGCTATCGCCAAACGGTTAAGGCACAGCACTTTGACTGCTGCATTTACTGGTTCGAATCCAGTTAGCCCAGTTTGCGGTTTTGCTAACGCCGCAAGTTCATTTTATAACACTCTTTTCTGAAATCTAAAAGCGTTTCAGAAAACCTTTGTTGCGGTTGGTGGTCAAGAACTGCAACAGTGCCGGATTGTTTTTCATGGCGGTCAAATAATTCGGTATCTTAGGAAGCTTAGTTCAGCGGTAAGAGCAACGGCCTCATAAGCCGTAAGTCCTGGGTTCGAATCCCAGAGCTTCCATTTCTTCTAAATGCCATTCATCCGTAATATGGGTGGAAAAAACTTCCAGTTGAGTGTGTGGATTGGGTAAATTTAGGTGCGATACGGCGTAGCCTAAATGGATCTGATTTCCCGGCTGGTATATCTCGGAGTTAAAAACATTAACGCAGCGCACGTTAATAAAAGGAGTTTTCAAGAGATGCCGTTCAAAGACGCATAAAAATATCCAGTGAATCTACAGCACTAAAACTTGTAGATAGTGGAAAGCATAACACGATAAACCTATTGCTAACCCGGTTTTTCCGGGTTCCGGCAGGATAGAGAAGTGGAATCTCGCAAGGCTCATATCCTTGAGAACGGCGGTTCGAATCCGTCTCCTGCAATTCCATCTACCAGGTGTAGATAGGATATCTTACTTTAGCATAGCTATTGTTAGTTCTTGCACATAAATGCGGATGCGTTTGTGTGCATTCGTGCAGGCATATAGACGCAACTCACTAGCGATCTTGTGCAAAAACTTTTTAGAGAGATAAGACCAATGCCCGTGAGGAGTGGTAGTCGGGGATTCTAAAAAAATCATCTAGTTTAGCGTTTTATGATGAAAAAAGAAACATAGCTCAGTGGTAGAGCAATGATATTGAATATCATGTGACACAGGTTCGATTCCTGTTGTTTCTATCTGGCAAATTGCCATTGCCAGAAGTTGCATTTTCCCCCTTAAAGTTCCAGTGTTTCTCGTTGGGAGGTTTATGCCGTTCAAGTCGGCACACTGGATTTTTCTAAATCGAGGTAATTTATGAACGAAAAAAGTTGTAAGAATTGCAGAAGACATGATGACTTCACATGAGTTTGCTTCAATGGCGATAGTGAATATTGTGCAGACTTTACTGAGCCAGGGTGTTGTTGCGAGTTTTGGGCGGGAAAAGAAGATGGAAAACAAGGAGGCATAGTACCGATGAGCGAACTTTCTGAACTTATAAATAGAGGTGGTTTAATCGATGATTTTAAGATAGAAAAATCCAAAGATGAACCACCTACACAACCAATAAAGTTAGCTGATTGGCTGATTGACAGAGGATTGAAAGATGGGATTCGTCTGTATGGGAAAAATGATCTTAGAAAAATTGCAAATTACTTATTGATTTACTGTGGTGATGAAAATGATTGAAGTATGCGGTAAAGAAATAAAAGACGAATGTTCAAACTGCGGAAATATTCTTGAATGTGAGTTATTCCGACAGGGACATGGAATAAAACAGGAACGCGAGAATGTAGCAAAGATGATTGAATGCCAAATGAAGCATAGGGAGGAAAGAGAGAAATGATTAAAAAACTTTCTAATTTTTGGCTCAAAAGAAAAACGGACAATCTTACAAAAATTCCTTTATTCATTATGATGTTCAATTGGAGAAAGTTTCAGAAAGATGGGAAAGATGGAAGCTGCTTGTTATATGCGCTTCACCCAGATATTGCAAAGGATGTATTTTTGAGAGAAAAGTTGCAAGAGTGCGTAGATTATATCCGTGACAACTACGATATGGAAACATTTACTAAGATTTGAGGAGAATGCCATGAGAATTGAAGATTTAAAGAATTTGACTGTAGATCAGCTAAAAAATGAAGTTGTTCGGTTATCTGATGAATGCGAGAAGAAACAGCATGAAATTCTTGATTTAAAAGAGAAGTTAGATATAGCAACAAAAAAGATGTGGTGCGATGAGCTAATTAGCAGAATGCCTATTGAAGAAAAATCCAAACCCACTACTAAATGGTATGATGAACGACACCAGTCCGACTGTATCACAATCAATCAGCTTTATACAACAATAGATGTTATAGTTGACCGATACGCTAATTTAAGGAAAAACAAAGGAATGTGCTGATATGGGCGAGAAAGACGAATTAAAGCATTTCTTTACATGTAATGGTGAAGTGATTGAAGAAATAGCAGGGATTTCAATTTCGGATGGTACTGTTATCGAAGGCGGTATTCTTCACAGAAATGAGGACGGCACACTTTGTAGCATAGGCAAGCCAGTAAGTATTGAACTTGAATGTAAATTAAGTGATGAACTATTTTGGACACTAGTTGCCCCAAATCGAATAAACCAGAACAATTTCCGTAAAATACATGGGATTCCGAAGCGGAGGAAAATTAATGGATCAAGAAAAAATAAGCATTGAAGAAGCCATGAAAATTGGTTTTGGGAAAATACCAAATAACTGCTTAAAAATGAATAAAAAGCCAAAATTTAGACAAATTGCTGGAAGAAAAGGGAAACGGAAATTTGATAATGTTTTTAAATCTGTTGTTCGGCGAATGATAAAAAGGGCAGCAAAAGAGGGAAGACCAATAAAGCATAAAAGAAATAGAAAGGTAAATAAATGAGTATTAAGTCAGCATTGGAATCCGAAGGGATAGATTTTTCTGAATACATGAACTCACCAGAACCGTGGAATGGGCAGGCATTGATACGGAATATTAATGGAGCGAAATACGCTTGTTGTCCTTTTTGCCAAAAGAAAGCACTTCTGATTAGCCCAAACACGAAGATTCAGCACTTGAAGTTGAAATGTAAGGGTAGTAACTGCAAGAAAGAGTTTGAGGTGAATGTATGAAGCTTCCAGAATTTGAAAAATGTAAATGTTGTAAAATACGTAAACTTAATAACGAATATCTTCGTTTATGTGAACCACTATTTTTAGAATACGCACATACTACGTGTGAAGAAAGAAGAACAAAACACCCAGAACAATGCAAAATAATATTTGATAAAATTGAAAACGACAAAGTATATAAAGAAGAATACACTTGCATTCCAATAACAATTATGAAACCATATGAATCAGCAACATCTTCGTTTCTTGTTATGGTAGAACAAGAAACAGAATATGCCAGCTTTGTAGCTGATGTAATTGGTAGATTAGACTATGGCGAAACACTTATGGTGAAAGTAGGAGAAAGTGAGATTCCATTTAAGGTAATTCACATTGGAATCTCCGATAATATTTTTCCAATACGCTTTGAACTTATGGCGAAACAGGTTGGAACATTTTCAACTGGAAGATGGAAAAAGATATTGAGAGGTATTTTGAATGAAAATAAGTCTTAAACGGATTAAATGCATTCTGAAAGGTGGATGCAAGTTCAAAAGTTCTGATACAGAATCGAAATGTAATGACAAAGAAAAGACTTGCACTATTGCAGAAACTTGTTACAAATGCGGGAAGAAGTACACTGCCGTATTTACCTACAAACAGTTAGGGATTATGGATTGAGGTGAATGTATGAAAGAATTAACCAGCCCTGTTCCGATTGAAATTACTGATCTTGGAATGGAACTTTATGCTCAAATTGAGATTGAAGAAATTCTTCTCACATCATATCCACCAATCCAAAAAACTATTTTAAAATTCATCACTGATTTCACCGTGCCTAGATTTGGTGATTATTCGATAAAAATAAAAAATGATGATGCGGTGATAAAATGTTATGTCGGAAACACTTTAGGCACTTTCATTCAGAAAGATGCAGGTGAAAGAACTATTGCCGAATGGCATAAGGTTATAACACGTTCAGAAAAGTATGGAAGAGACAATCCGCTGTGTTGCGAGATAATTTCACATTGTCAAAAAGCAAATAAGATGCCAGAATGCGATCATGATTTTGAAGAATGCGAGATATTTAATCCTTATGATTATGATTTTACTAAATTTAAACCACAAGGAGTATCTAACATTCGTTTTCATCCGTATTATTGTAAGAAATGCGGATTACTTATTTTGAAAAGAGTAGTTGATAATGCACGAGGAATAGACAAATTTTTATGGGAGGAATAAGAGTGAAAAAGATACCAACATTGTTTGAGCGAGAATTTAAAGACCATAATGTTATAAAAATCCTTCCAAAAGTGCATCCGGGTATGGAATGGGTACTTGAAGGAGAAGGGATTGCAACAGTGAAATATGATGGCGTTTGTTGTGCCGTAATTGACGGACAGTATTATAAACGATACGACTGCAAGAAAGGAAAAACACCGCCAGAAGGATTTATCCCTTGTTGTGAACCAGACACAATTACAGGTCATTGGCCGGGATGGGTAAAGGTTGATGAGAAAAATCCGGCTGATAAGTGGTTTGTAGAAGCGTATTATGTAACTTCAATGTGGACAAATCAAGGTTGTAAATTACCAGATGGCACATATGAAGCTGTCGGAAAGCATTTTCAAGGCAATCCATATTATGACGATGATGATTCTTTAGTAAGACATGGCAACAATATCGTTGAAGTCGAGCGTACATTTTATGGAATCAAGAAATATCTTTCCGAACACGAGATAGAGGGATTAGTTTTCTGGAAGGATGGAAGCCCACAATGCAAAATCAAACGTTCAGATTTTGGATTTGAATGGCCAGTCAAGAAAGCGTGACAAAATGAACAAAATCAGAAAAATATGTTGGATAATTGCGAATTTCATAATATTCAAATGGGTAGCAGATTATTTGATAGCCACAATTCAAATGATGATTGAAAATCATTGGGGATTTTCGGCAGTACCATTACTGTTTATGGCAATATTCGCAGAATGGAAAGTAATTGAAAATATTTTTACGTAATTAAAAAGATGATTTTATCAAGTGAGGATATGTATGACAAAACAAGAAGCTGTAGTAATTGAAACCTATACAGGAATTTGTATGCTTACAGGGGATGACCGAAAACTTGCATACGAATACGCAGAAAAACTTTTAGGTCATCCGATATATACACATGAATTTCCAAAATATGCTAACAAGCTGAAAGAACTTAGTAAGCCAGATTTTATTGAAATTTGCAGAAAGTCAAGTGATTAAATGGTATGGTGCAAATTAAGGAACATTCCGTGTATACATCCAGAACCGGATGGATTAGAAAATTGTAGATATTGTGAAAAATATAGTTTTTAAAAATATTTAGAATACAAAAAAATAAAAAGAAAAGTCAAGAGAGCCACATGAGAGCCAGACTAAATCCTAAAAAGAAAGGAGGTCTGGCTCTATTTTTATGGGAAAAATTACAGAAGGCTCGATTGAATGGTATCGGGCAGTACTGAATCAGATTATCAGTAGTGATATGACAATCTATCAGAACCAAAAAGATTGCCTTGATTTGCTCTTGAACATGAATATTGACCTTCCTTTCGACAAGAACCAAGAAGCACGGAAAATGGCTATGAAAGTAAGTCAATACTCACATAACATAGCAGAGAAGTGTGCTGCATTAACTGGCAGTGGTGACTTTGATGATATCTATTGGCAGTATTTGTTACTGGAAGCGCAGAATTATCAAGTAGACAGTGGATTGTTATATCTTGAAAAAAATCGTATTCCAAAAGAGCGTTTTTACGAACCAAGAAGAAATGTATTTATGCAGCATAATATTATAGGTTCACTTCAAGACTTGATGGATGACAAACTGGATATATTTGCATTGAGCGTACCGCCAGGTTGCGGAAAATCTACGCTAGAAGATTTCTTTCTTTCCCTGGTCGGTGGATGGTTCCCAAACGATTTTAACCTGTCATCCGCACACAGTAGTATTTTGACACGTTCCCTTTATGATGGTGTTCTGGAAATTATTAATGATCCAGTAGAATATACGTGGAGTGAGATATTTCCAAACATTGATTTAAGTAAAAAGACAAGTAATGCAAAAGAAACAACTGTAAATCTTGAAAGAAATGGTCGTTTCAAAACATGGACATTTAGATCAATTGATGGTTCTTTGACTGGTGCTACACGTTGTAACAGATTTCTTACAGCGGATGACCTTGTGTCTGGTATCGAAGAAGCATTGAATAAGAGCCGACTTGATACATTATGGACAAAAGTGGTAAATGACCTTCGCTCACGTAGGCTTGATGGTTGCAAGGAATTTTATATAGCTACAAGATGGTCGGTACATGACCCTATAGGAAAACTACAGCAATTATATGAAGGGAATCCGAGGGCTAGATTTATTGCAATACCGGCATTAACAGATGATGGAAAAAGCAATTTCTTATTTACAGTAAATGGTTTTTCGGAAAAATATTTTAATGATGCAAAGGAATCAATGGACGAGATTTCTTTTAACTGTTTGTATCAGCAGAAACCAGTAGAGCGTGAAGGATTACTTTTACCACCAGATAAATTGAAAAGATTTTTCTTTGATAGAGAAGATGTTCCAGATGGCTGTACAGATGAATATGTAGTTATGCCAAAAAGAGAGCCGGATGCTATATGGGCTGTATGCGATACAAAGGATAAGGGAACCGACTTTGAATCACTTCCAATTGCATATCAATACGGAGATAAGTTTTTTATTCCAGATGTTGTATTTGATGATTCAACAGATTATGACATATTGGATAAGAAAACAGCTGATATTTTGATTAAACACAATCCTCACATGATTCGCTTTGAATCAAATAATGTGGGAGGGCGTGTTGCACATAATATTCAAAAATTGATTGATGGAAAATGCAGAGCGAAAATCGAACCAAGATTTACACAATCCAATAAGGAAACCAAAATTCTTGTAAACTCAAATTATATTATCAATAATTTCTATTTTTTGCATCAAAGTCAGTACAAACCAAAATCAGATTACGGATTGTTCATGGCAAATGTAACAACTTATACAACAAGAGCAAAAGTGCCACATGATGATGGGCCAGACAGTTTAGCAATGATGTCCGAGTACGTTCAGAATCCATTGGGTGGAACCGCAACAGCAACACAGAATCCACTTTGGGGAAGGAGATAGAATATGATGACTACAGCTCAATATTTACGACAAATTGAAAATTATGATAACAGAATCAAAAACAAGCTTATCGAAGAAGAACAGCTCAGTTCTCTTTCCACAAGTGTATCTGCAATTCCAGTTGGGGAAAAGGTGCAAACTTCTGTAAAACGTGATCCGATGGGAGACATGATTGCGAAGATATTTGATCTGCGAGAAGAGATTTCAGAAATGATATCTGAATTTTTACAAAAAAGACAAGAAATAGTCCGAACTATAGAACAGGTTGAAGACCCATTACTATATGACATATTATTTAAGCACTATGTTGAGTACAAATCATTGGTTCGTATCGCAGACGAGATGGGTTATTCCGAAATACATATGAAAAGAATGCACTTAAAAGCCGTAGCGGAAGTAAAAAAGATAAAAGGTTTTGAAAAATGATACTGGAATATACTGAATGATACCTTCAATATGTGTAAAATATAAAGTAGAGCATTGGATTAAAATATCCAGTGCTTTTTATTTTACAGAAAGGATGGTTCGGCTCGTGAGAAATACAATGAATTTTGTAGATTTATGCCGAGGTGAATTCGGGAGAAAAGTAGCCTACACAGGTGTTGACCGAATCACTCCACAAAATGTAGTGAAAGTAGTATCAGACACTATTGGCATACATAATAGAAATCGAACATTAATTGATTATCTGTATCGGTACATGAAAGGCGATCAGCCGATATTATACCGAAATAAAATAGTCCGTCCAGAAGTTAATAACAGAGTGGTAGAAAATCACGCATTTGAAACTGTAAAATTTAAAGCTGGGCAGATTTGCGGGGAACCAATCCAATATGTATGCAAAAAGAAAAATGCAGACAAAAAAATAAATGAGCAAGTTGACCTTCTGAATGATTATCTTGATGAAGCCAATGCAGATGCAAGAAACATCCAAAGGGCAATATACCAGAGCGCAACAGGAACTTCCTATAAGGCTATTCTGAAAGAAGAGGATTGGACAAAAAACGGAGATTTACCACCGTTTAGAATCTTCATTCCGTATCCAGGTGATTGTTACATTGTATACTCACAGAGAAATGGGAAACCAATGCTTTCCGTACAGATTTTAAAAGATGAAGATGAACAGCAATATTATTTATGTTATTCAAAGAACCAGTTTTTTGAAATCAAGAATGGGAAAGTAACTAACTACGGCATCAATGGTTTTGGCGGTATTCCAATTGTTGAATGCCCGAATAATCATGACAGGCTTTCAGATGTTGAAATTGCAATCACATTATTTGATGCAATTAACAAATACCAGTCTGACAGATTAAATGGCGTGGAACAGTTTGTGCAATCCTTTATGAAGTTTAAAAACTGCGAGGTAGACAAAAACGAGTTTTTGGAAATGGTAAAACTTGGTGCTATCTCTGTTAAAGATACCGGAAATGGCTGTCAATCGGATGTTGAACTGATGACCGCTGAACTGAATCAATCAGAGAGCCAGGTTGCAAAGGATGATATCTACAATAATATGCTGATTGTGGAAGCAATGCCAAACCGACAAAGCAATAGCGGAGGAGATACAGGAAATGCTGTATACCTTCGTAATGGATGGGATTTTGCAGAGAGAGATGCAAAATTGGTAGAAGCATTCACCAAGGAAGCTGAAAAGGAATCTGCCAGAATTATTCTGAATATTATCCGCGGCACATCAAAAGATGTTAATATCTCAACACGAGATTTCGATGTGAAGATAACCAGAAACCCAACAGACAATATGCTTGTAAAAGCACAAGCGCTTGATTATCTGTTCAAAAATAAAATTCATCCGCTTATTGCATTGATTACTTGTGGGCTTTTCAGTGATCCGCAGAAAGTCTACGAAATGAGTTTACCGTATCTGGGAACTATTTACCCGGAACTGGCAGACCCGGAAGCGGAAATGCAGAAAGCACAGCAATTACTTGACGGAAAGTTTCAAAATCCGTCCAAAACAGAACCAATGGCAAATTCTCCATCTAACGAAGAATGAACCAAATTTCGATTATTTAAGGAGTTTTAGAGAAATCTAAGGCTTCTTTTTTAATACCCAAAATCAAATAAATTGCAACAGCCCGTGAGCGTAAATCGGGTACAGACCATGTGCGGAGCGAACCGTGTTGAAAAAGCGTATTGGACTGGAAGAAAGGAGATTTCAATGACAAGAGAACAGGCAAAACAGGCACTTATCGGTATGGGAGTTGCAGAACCTTCCGAGGAACAGGTTTCTAAGCTTCTTGATTCTATTTCTGCTGAAACTAAGAAAGAGAAAGACAAAAATGTTTCTCTGAAGGAAAAAGCTGAAAAAGCAGATTCCCTGGAAAAAGAGTTGGAAGAGTTGAAAAAGCAGAACATGACCGAAGCAGAACGGCTAGAAGCTGAACGCAAGAAAGAAAAGGAAGCAGTGGATAAGGAGTTAGCTGATTTGAAAGCTGCGCTTGCAGAATCCAACAAAAAAGCCCTTACCAGTGAAATTACTTCTATGTTCGCAAATGCAGGACTTTCAACCGAAACATACGCGAGTGCTATTAAAGCATACGCATCTGCACCGTATGAGAAACCAGAAGATGCAATGAAAGAAGTCGAAACTTTTGTTAAGGGAGTTTCCGAAGCAAATAAAACAGCACTTGATACCGCAAAAGCAGCTTGGGAGAAGGAAGCATTGGAAAACACTCCGAATCCGGGTGGTGGTAGCGGTGGGAAAGCTACAGTAAAAAGTGATGCTGCTGAATTTGCAAAAGCTTACTCAGCAAAAAAGAACCAGGAAACTAAATCAGTGGACGGTAACGCCCCTGTAAATATTTAAGTAAAGGAGATATAAATAATGGCTTTTATGAAAACAGAGCAGTATGAGTCCACTCCAAATATTCTTGAATCTGAGGTCGGACTTGTACTCAAAACCTACACAGCAGACCAGACAAATGCTGAAACAGTTGGAACTAAGAAAATTATCAAAGCAGGTTCCGTATATCCAACAAATGCGACAGGCGCAATCGGCATTGTATTTGAAGATGTTGATATGACAGATGATACCAAGAGACCAATTTCTGTGATTGTCTCAGGACGTGTTCTTGAAAAGAGACTTCCAGTAACAGTTGACACTACTGCAAAAACAGAGCTTGAAAAATCCGGAATTGTTTTTGTAGTCACAGAAGACCCAGTATTTTAAGGAGGTATGACAAATGCCATTTAATATTTTGGAATCAATTACCCAAGAAGAAAGACTTAATTTCTCTCAGAATTTCAGCGTTAAAAGACCAGGTATCCTCGATACCATTTTCCCAGATACAAAAACCCAGTATCTGAAAGCAGAGTATTACAGACTTATGGCTGGACAGAATCTCCCGGAAGTTGCATTCGTCCACGCTCTTGATAGCGAAGCAGAAATCGGCACAAGACCTGGATTTGAAAAAGTCCTGACTGAAAAACTCTTCATTAAGAGAAAAATCAATCAGTCCGAAAACTTACGGCAGGCAATTGAAAACGGTGTGCCGGATAATGAAGCACTGAAAAACTTTGTATTTGATGATGCAGCCAGACTGTTCGAGGGCGTTGTTACAAGAGCAAATGTTATGAAAGGACAGTTCCTTTCCACCGGCGCTGTAACAATCAAAGAGAACCATGTTGACATGGGAATTGACTATGGCGTTCCAGCAAGTGCAAAAGTAACGCTTACTGATTGGTCTAAGCCAGATGCAGATATCATGGGCGATATCCAGAAAATGGTAGCTGTAGCAGAAGGCAATGGCTATGTAGTAAACAAAGCTGTTACTTCTCTTAAAATGATTAACTACATGCGGAACAACACTGCAATGCAGACAGCTGTTCTGGGTGCTGCAAATAAAAGGCTTCTCACAAAGCAGGAGCTTGCCAATCTGCTTATGCAGGAATATGGAATCACAATTGATCGTTGTGATGAGAACTTTAATTTCAGAAAAGCAGATGGAACCCTGAAAACAGCCAGATACCTCAAAGAGGATGTATTTACTCTGTATGAAGCAGATGCTAACGGTTCTTTCGGTGTTGGCCTCTGGGGTGTGACACCTGAGGAACTTGAATACAGACAGTTCATTCAGGAAGAGAACCGTTCTTTCGTAACCCTTTCCATGTGGGCTACACCAGACCCAGTTGCAGTATGGACAAAAGCATCCGGTATGTTCGTTCCGGTCGCACCGAAAGCCAACGGCGGTATCGTAATCGGTACCAAAGCGGGGGAATAACCGGGCATAGTCTCGATGAAAACAGCCAGTCACCATCTGTAGCAAGTGTGAATGATACATCAACACACAAGTATACAGAAAGCGAGTTGTCTAATATGACTGTATCTCAGTTAAGACAACTTGCAAGTGACAACGGCTATGCCCTGACAGCAACGAATAAGGCTGGAATAATATCAGAGATTTTATCTCAGCAAGGATAGGTGACTTAAATGGACGAACGGCTTATAGAGGATTTGACAAATTATCTTGAAGATGATGTAGAAACTGCGAGGGTGATTCTTTCAGTAAATAGGGCTATTCGTTCATTTAAGAAGAAAAGGAATTATCCTTCATCTTACAGTGATGAGAAAATAAATTCCGATATGGAAAAATGTTATGATTGCATATTTGATTTGGCTCTTTTCTTTCTAGTAAAGCAGGGAGCTGAATTCCAAGGATCACATTCCGAATCTTCTGTAAACAGAAATTGGACTTCCGAAACTGAAATTTATGTAAATCATGGAGTTTTTCCATTTATCGGATTCTAAGATGGTGTGTGCGTGATACGTCAATCCTCCCACGTATCGCAGGGGTGCTTCAAATTAGGTGGGTAGAAGCAATATCTTAAAAATGGGAGTGATGGAAAGGAATAGCGATGGGATGTGAACACGAGTGCGTCAACGAACACCGCTTAAAAGAATTGGAAAGTGCCGTCCATGAGATGAAAGAAAAGCATTCCAAAAGGGATGGAGTTTTTTTTGAACGTATCAATGCGCTGGAACAGAAAATTGCTTTATACAACAATGACCTGGGACACATTAAGGATACAGTTGACGAAATGAACGACAATTTAAAATCACTCATGGAAAAACCAGGAAAGTTACAGGACAAAATAATTGCTTATATCATAACTGGCATAATTGGTATTGTTTTAGGCTTTGCCCTAAAAGGCATTTTCCCGGTGTAAATATTGATTCCACTACAGGGAGGACAGTGGAATGGATGATTATAAAGACTTTTCGGAAGATGAAAGAATCTTCTATTTGCGTGAAGCTGGATTTGATTCCAGAGAAAAAGAGTTATTCCGATTGCGCGTTTACGAAGAAAAAACACTTGCAGAAGCTTCAGAAATCATGGGCTACAGCACAAGAACCGTAGACCGCATAAACAGAAAATTAAAGAAGAAAATTATGAAAGTCGCCCCGATGTATTGTCGGGGCTTTTCTTTGTATTCATAGAAAATGGCGTATTTATGGCGTTATCATGGCGTGTTAATCAACCTCTTATTATTGTAAAATATAGTTATAAAAACAAGGGAGGTTTGAGATATGCAGTATGGAAGTCCTTATTTTGCGCAACCATTTCAGCAAATACAGCCGTATCAAGATAGATTAGCACAATTGCAGAATAGTTATCAGCAGGCAATGCCATACGGACAGGCACAAATTCAACAACCAATGCAACAAGTGCCACAAATCCCCATGTTGCAAGGACAGATGGTTGATGGCATTGATACTGTAAAGGCAAAAGATGTAGATATGTCTGGAAACCCTGTCTATTATCCAAAAACTGACGGTACAGAAATATATAGAAAACAATTACAGGCAGATGGAAGAAGTAGAATTTTTGTTTATCGACTTATAAATCCGGAAGAACAACAGCAACCAAAGGCAGAAGAAAAACCGATTGACATAGAAGCTATGTTTAATCAGCTTCGGAACGATGTTTGTTCAGAAATTTCCGAAATAAAGAGTATGTTTCCGACACAAATGTCGGGAACACCGGAACCCAAGCAGAATGGAGGTAAACAGAGATGATGAATCCAATGCAACTTATGCAGATGATACGTGGTGGAGGGAATCCTCAACAAGCCATAATCAATATGATGAAACAGCAATCTGGAAATAATCCTGTAATTGACAATGCAATTAACATGATGGAAAAAGGTGATAATGCAGGAATTGAAAAACTTGCAAGAAATCTTTGTAAAGAAAGAAATATTAATCCAGACGATATACTGTCGCAGGTTAAGAACCAGTTTGGAATAAAATAAATTCGCTACAATAATTAAAAGAGCCGCGGTCTTTTGATTTTGTATAAATTACAAAAATCAATAAGGAGGTAATCGCTATGATGAATGGTGGATTATCAGCAAGCGATGTCGCTGTATTAAGCGGCTCTAATAACCGTGCCGATGAAGGCTATGGCTTTGGCGGTGGCTGGGCATGGTGGATTATAATATTGCTTATCTTTGGCTGGGGCGGTTTCGGCGGCTTTGGTGGCTGGGGTGGCAATGGTACAAATGGTGCCGGCTTCCAAGGATGGGCTACCAGAGCGGATATCAACGAGGGCTTTGCTCTGAATGATATTCAGAATGGTATCAGAGGTATTCAGCAAGGCATTTGTGATAGCACATATGCGCTTAACAATACCATGCAGAGCGGTTTCAACGGCGTGAACGTCGGAATGCTTCAAGGCTTCAACGGCGTTCAGCAGGCAATCAATGCTGATACTGTAGCCGGTATGCAGAATACCAATGCATTACAGTCTCAGTTAGCAAACTGTTGCTGTGAAACAAGAGAAGCAATCCAGGGCATCAATTACAACCTTGCTACCAACACTTGTGCTCTCCAGAACACAATGAATAACAACACCAGAGACCTTCTGGAAAACCAGAACAGCAACACAAGAGCAATCCTTGACTTCCTGACTAACGATAAGATTGCAACATTACAGGCAGAGAACTCTGATCTGAAACGTGCTGCTTCCCAGGATCGCCAGTCTGCATTGCTTACAACTGCAATGGCTTCTCAGACACAGCAGTTAATCAATGCAATCAATCCTGCTCCGATTCCTGCATTCCAGGTTCCAGCTCCATATGCATACGCAGGATGTAATACATATGGTAACGGTTGTTGCTAAGTAACTCACCCTTAGAGGTTGACTAAATTCTAAGAGGTGGGTTGCGGCTCACCTCTTATTTGATTGAGAGGTAAGAGATATGGCATGTAAGAATGTTTGTAAACTCTGCAATCACCTTGTGTTGTCTACCGCAATTGCATTCACAGGTGGAAATCTTGTGGTTACTATTCCAGAAGGAAGCTACAATAATGGAGAAAAATACTGCATTGTTTTAGCACAATCTATTCCAAATGCAACCACAATTACTGCCCCAGTTATGATTCAGATAGGAACAGGAACAACCTTGTATCCGTTAGAGAATCGTTGCTGCGCACAGGTAACAGCATGTGGTGTCAGAACAAGAACAAAATACGCAACCAGAGTTGTAACAAGTGCTACTGGTGGAGTGTTCAAAATGTTAGGAAACCCGGCATGTAGCCCGAATAACAATCTGACTGCAATCAATGGTACAGCCCCAACGACAGAAGCACCTGTTACGCAGGCTGTTAGAAAGGGGGCACTGTAATGCATAAAGTTGCAATGGAAATGGGAAAATGGGCTATGGAAAAAGCCAAAACACATGGCTTTGATAATCTTAGTGCTCAAGACTGGGACGATTTGAAAGACTGCATGGAAGCAGTAAAATGTGCGATTTGCGCTGATAAAGATTATCGCATTGTGGAAGCTATGGATGAATGCGAACAGGAAGAAAAATATCTTGGACGCATGGGATATGACCGTTACCGCTATTCAAATGGGCGTTTCGCTCCAAAAGGTAGGGGAACCAGAAAAGGTTATAGACCATATCTGTACATGGAAGATGATGACTGGATGGATGAGTATTTAAACAATCCAGAATTTGAGCACAATATGTACCGAATGGGATATCATACAGACCGTAGTGATATGGAAATGGGTGACATGAATCGGAAGAAATCCAGATATGGCGAATCCTATGATAGATACGATGAGAATCGTAGACACTATCATGATTCTAAGGATTCTGAATCCAAGAGAAAAATGGATGATTCCATGAAAGAATACACATCAGATATTATTCGTAACCTTACGGAAATGTGGTCGGATGCAGATGCAGCGCTCAGACAGCAGATGAAAACTGACCTGAGCCGTTTAGTTCAGCAGATGACATGATTACAATATTGATTAAGCCCTTGTTGCAGTAGTGCGGCAGGGGCTTTTTTCGTAGAAAGGATGGTAATAAACCATGCTACGACAATTCTACATGAATGGAGATTTATGGAGAGTGCAGTTTGTTCCACCACAAGATGATGTTTTAATTGACCGCACAGGAAACAGAACACTTGGAGTATCGGATTATTTCACCCATATTATTTCGATTGCGAACAACCTACATGGAGAACTTCTAAACCGTGTATTTATCCATGAGTTAGGACATTGTGTGATGTTCAGCTACGGCCTATTACCAGAACTTCACCGCATGGTCAAGAAACGATATTGGGTGGATGCAGAGGAATTTGTATGCAATATTCTGGCAGACTACGGACAGTTTGTTATTGGCACAGCCAGAGATGTTTTGGGAAATCAATTCATATACGTTTCCCCTGTTGGAATGGAAAGGATGACTGCATGAGAGGATTAGTCCGTCAAAAGCAAAAAGTATATTGGTCACGAATAACCGAAAAAACAGAAGGATTAGACCGTATTAAAGTTTATGAGAAACCAGTTCTGTTCTCTTTTTCCGTATCATCCACAGCTGGAACGCCAGAAGAAATTGCAGCCGGAATAGTGCCAGATTATGATAGGTACATTACAAGCTTTAATCGAAATTTTCATCCACAGGAAGCAGACATATTTTGGGTAGACAGAATCCCACAAATAAGCGAGGATGGAAGCCTTATTTTGAATGAAAATGGAGAGCCCACAGTATTGCCAGACTACACACTAAAGAAGATTTTAGACACACAAAAAGGCAATATTGCCAGATATGGAATTTCCAAGAGAGGAAATGAAAATGGGTAAGACAATAAAATGCGACTTATCAACGAAATCTATTCAAAATGCCATCAAAAAATTAAAAGCTTACCAAAATGAACTACAGAGGAAAAATGAGATTTTTGTAAAACGATTGTCTGAAATCGGTTTGGATGTTATTCAAACGACCATGGAGTCAATCCCGGATGAAGAAAAAGGTTCTTACTATACAGAAATCATCAACGATCAAAACGGAAATATAGTCGGGGCTTCTGTTAGACTATCTGGTGAAAAAGTGTTGTTCATTGAATTTTCAGCAGGAATAACATACGGTACAAATGATTATCCTTTATCTAGTGGAAATTCTTACGGAATGGGAACATATCCTTCCAAAAAAGAAAAATCAGACTGGGACAATCCAAACGGCTGGTGGTACACAGATGAAAGTGGGCGGCCGCACCATTCATATGGAAATAGAGCGTACATGCCTATGTATCACGCAGAACAAGCCATTATTATTGCCGTTCGTAAAATTGCTAAAGAAGCGTTCTCTTCTTAAAGAAGATACCATAATATACTGAATGATACTAAACAATTATGTTATCATTACAGTGTTAAATTGTAGCATAAAATGCAATGCATTCACTATAAAGGTGAGTGCATTTTTTATTGTGAGGTGACGAATATGCCAGACACAATAGAAGCCCCTGTATTGGAAGTTTTTTCAAGGTGGGGAGCGGCTGTTTCTAAGATTACTGGCGCAGACAATTACTCCATGGATGGGAGCGAGACAAATGCTTCTGGCAAAAAAGCATATGCACAGCTTTATATGCTCGGAAATCCAATTACGAGAGGTGACCTTGAAGGAGATGAATGCGCAACAATGCCATCGTTTCAAGTAAATTGCTTCACATCTGGGAGCAAAGCATTAACCAGATTGTATGAATTGGACAAGATAAGTCACAAAACTATGGTGAGAATGGGATTCCGCCGTACATACGGCCCGGAGCCTATGTTTTTTGGTGACAGTGGAATTAAAAAGCTTGTGAGCCGATACAGCCGAATATATACAGGAAAATTACTTTAAACCAAATGAACGCATAGACGTTCTTTTTTTATGCCTAAAACGAAAGCGAGGTGAGATTATGGATCAGATTTTAAGCTATGTAAAGCCGGAATTACTTGTTGTCGTTGTAGTTCTTTATTTCATCGGGGCAATGATTAAAAAATCAGAAAATATTTCTGACAAATTTATTCCGATGATCTTAGGGATTCTCGGCGTGTTAATTTGCGGCCTTTATGTTTTTGCAACATCTACAGTTTCCGGTTCACAGGAAGTTGCAATGGCATTGTTTACCGCAATTACACAAGGCATTATCGTTGCCGGATTAAGTAATTATGTAAATCAACTTATCAAGCAAGCAGGAAAAGAAGAGTAGAAAGGCGGTGATCCGCTATCTCCCTGCACAGGGTTACGTGCTTAAAACTTAAATGAAAGAAAGGAGCCTATCAAAATGGCAGATTTAACAACACTTGGCGTAACTTTCCATTATGCCGTAGAAACAGTGAGTGGAACAAAGCCAACTGCATTTACTCAATTAAAAAGGTGTAATTCAATCGGTGGAATAAGTCTTGACACCGAACAGATTGATGTTTCCGCATTAGAAGATTATTTCACACAATATGCGGCAGGAAGGCAGGATACTGGAGGCGCATGGGAAGTTACTTTTAACATGAATGCTGACGTTATAACTGCAATCGAAAAACTTTTTAAAGACTCTAAAGACGCAAAAGCTAAAGGCCTTTCAACCTGGTTCGAAGTTGCTTTCCCAGATCTCGAAAAAGCATTTTTTATTGTTGCCGAAACAGGACGAGCAATTCCTCTTCCAGAAATCGGTCAAAATGAAGCTGCGACCATCCCGATATCATTAATTATAAATGATTACAAAGGACTCGATACAAAGGTTGTAACTACATCAGAAATATAAAAAATAATGGGAGGATTATAAAATGGTAACTTTCAATGTACATGGAAAAGAGTATAAGGTTGTATTCGGATACGGACTTCTTACAAAAACAGATGTGCTGGACAAGGTACAGGGGATTACAGATGGAAAAGAGAGAAGCCTTCAGAAGATGATTTCTCTTCTCCCGGAACTGCTTCTTGCCGGACTTCAAAAGAAGCACAAGGAAGAGTTTGGGTATGAAAGTGATTCTGAAAAAGAAGCTGTTCTTGATAAAGTCTGTGACCTTTTGGATGATTACGAAGATGAAGGAACCGAGGAAAATCCCAAAAGCGGATTTGATTTATACCAACTTCTCGACAAAGAATTGGAGAAAAATGGTTTTTTATCCGGTCTGCTGAATGCAGTAGCAGAAGCACAGGCAGTAGAGAAGAACGCAACGAAACTTCCACAGGATCACAAAAAGAAAAATTAACTTTTCGAGAAGTTGTTTACCAAGAGATTCTTCCTTTATACCTTTCTATCGGTGTATCTAAAGAAGAATTTATGGATTCTACTCCAGCAGAGTTAAAACCTTATCTCGAAGCTGAAAAGATACGGCAAAAGAGAAAAGACACTGAGCTTTGGCAAGCTGGTATCTATCAAACATCTGCTACATTTACGGCTGTTGCAAATGCTTTGATGGGAAAAAAATCCAAGGCAGAGTATTTGAAGAAACCTTTGCTCGAATCAGCAGAGGAAGAAAAGCGTAAACAGGAAGGTATACTTTCCGAAGAAGAAAAGAAAAAACAGAGAAACGCACTTTTGGCAAGCTTGCAACTCATGCAGGCGAACTTTGAGCTTAACCATGAAAAGGGCAGGCAGGATTAACACTCTTGTCTGCCCTTTATTTTTTTGTAAAAAAGGAGGGATAAATAAAATGGCTGACAATACCATTGATACCCTTGATATACAGATTAGCAGTAGCACAGAAAAAGCAGTACGTGCGCTGACTAATCTTTCAAACAAACTCACAGAAGTTAATTCCGCATTAAGCGGAGTTAATACAAACGGATTACGTAGTTGTGTAAGGGAACTTGGAAAACTAAAAGAACTTGATATAGGGAAAATGACAAGCATTGCTGATGGAATTGGAAAATTCTCAAATTCCATAAAGACAATGGGTGGAGTAGATTATAAAGGTTCTGGTCTGAATGCAGTTATCAACTCAATCAACAGGCTTAGCCAGGTTGATGTTAGTGGATTTGATTCTGGGAAACTTGGAGAAATAATCCATCAATTAAGCAATTTGGCAGAGATTCCAGATGTATCTACCAGTGTTAATCGTTTTGTCAATTCAATGGCTAGACTAGCCAATTCCGGTGAATATATTGCAAATGTATCCGCTGAATTACCTGCATTGGGAAGCAGTTTAAGAATTATCACAGAAAGCTTTATTGGTGTTGATGGAATTTCGGATTCTGCAAATAGATTTGTACAATCCATCTCACAATTGGCAAGTGCTGGTGGTAAAATTGCTCAATCTTCTGGACAACTTGGGACATTAGCAAATGAAGTATTGTCGTTCTTCAATGTAATGAAATCAGCACCAAAAATTAGTGAAAATACAATAAGAATGACAGAAGCTTTGGCACAGTTAGCTACTGCAAGTGGAAAAATAAATAAAGCCACAAATTCTCTTTCGAATTCTTTTTCGAGATTATCAAATTCCACAAATGGACTTGGAAATGCTGGAAGAAGGTTATCCTCCATAATTGGAGCTGCAAGTTCTGCTTTAACTGGATTTGGAAATAATGCAAATGCGACTTCAAAAAAAGTTGGTTCATTAACTTCACAGTTTGCTGGATTATATGCGAAATTCTTCACAGTAACAAGGGGGATTAAAGCACTTTGGAATTCTGTAGAATCTGCGTCTGATTACGTAGAAACTTTGAATTATTTTAACTCTGCGTTCGATCAAGTTACTGACGGGTTAGATATCAGCAAGTGGCAGAATGCAGGAGTAAAATCCGCAGAGGAATATGTGGGATCTTTTGAAAAACGTGCAAAAGAACTCACAAAAAAAATGACTGGATTTGAAGTATCAGATGCAGGTGATCTGACTAGAACAAAAGGCGCGAGCCTCGGACTTGATCCAAACCAAACGATGAACTATCAAGCTACTTATGCTCAGATGGCATCATCCATGGGGGCAACAGCAGATGCATCAACTAAGGTTTCACAAGCTTTAACAGAAATCGGAGCAGACCTTGCTTCTGTAAAGAACCTTGAGTTCAACGATGTATGGAATGATATGGCATCCGGAATAACCGGAATGAGCCGGGCTCTTGACAAGTACGGCATTAATATCCGTGTGGCAAATTTACAACAGGAACTTTATAATCTTGGAATTGACGCTACTGTATCAAGTTTAAGTCAATCGGACAAGGCCATTCTGAGAACTATAACAATCTTGAATAGTTCAAAGTATGCATGGGGTGACCTGGCTAATACGATAAATCAGCCGGCAAACCAACTTAGATTACTACAATCTAACTTTTCCGCACTTTCAAGGACAATAGGTTCATTATTCATTCCGATTATCTCAAAGGTTCTTCCATATATAAACGCCTTTGTTATTGCAATTCAGAGAGCTTTTTCGTGGGTTGGAAGACTTTTGGGTATCAAAATGTCCAATTATGTTGCTTCCACAGGAAGTGCCGCAGTTGATATGGGAAGTATTGCAGATAGTACAGAAGATGCAGCTTCCGGGCTTGACAAAACAAATGACAATGCGAAGAAATTACAAAAAACTCTTTCTGTGCTTTCATTTGATGAATTAAATCAATTAAATGATGCAAAAGTTAGCAATTCTTCCGGCTCTTCCGGAAGTGGAGGCGGTGCGAGTGCACACCTTCCAGAACTGGATGCTGCATTAGATAAAGCCCTGTCAGAGTATCAAGCTGCATGGGATAAAGCTTTTGAAGAAATGAATAATAAGGCAAATGATACCGCTGATCAGATTGTAGCTGTATTTAAAAAAATTCGTAAAGCGGCTAAACCAACAACTGCATCAATCAAGAAACTTTATGATGAAGGTCTTAGCAAGCTTGGAAACTTCTCTATTACAGCTCTGAAAGATTTGTGGAATAATTATCTGAAACCAATTGGATTATGGATGTTATCTGACAATTCCGGGCTTCCTCGATTCTTTAATATTACGAATGATTTACTAAATAAAATCAATTGGGGTAAACTGAATAGCTCGCTTTCCGGTTTCTTTACAATGCTTCAAAAGCCAACAAAATTTGTTTGGACTGGTCTCATGGATTTCTATGAGAAATTCTTAGTGCCGGTAGGTACATGGACAATGAATAGTGCAATCCCGGAACTTGTTGACGCATTAACAAATTTCGGAAACAACATTCACTGGGACGAACTTAATTCGGCATTGAAAAACTTCTGGGATGCACTTGCGCCATTTGCACAAAATGTTGGACAGGGAATTGTTGACTTCTTCAAAGATTTGCTCGATGTTGGAGAAAATTTTATCAATACAACGCTTCCTGGAGGCTTGAACTCAATTGCCGATGCAATAAAAAATATCAGCCCGGAAACTGCACAGGCAATTGGAAAAGGACTTGGACAAATCTCCATTGCAATCCTTGGATTCAAAGGATTAACCTTTATTGGTGGAATCATCGGAAAAGACAGCCCATTAGGAAAAGGACTTTCTTTATTGGCAAAACATCCTTATGCGTCAATGGCACTTGGCATCGGTGGAATTGTACTTGCGCTTGATAATTTTGGAGTTATTGATGTTGACTGGGAGTGGATTTGGAGTAGCATTGACCGTGTAAAAACCTCAATACAGAATTTTATTGATAAGGTTGATTGGAATGCTGTTGGAACTGCTCTTGGAAATTTATGGTCTGCATTCCAACCATTTGCAGAGGGATTTGCAGATGCGTTGATTACCGGACTTGAAGGAGTAATAAATATAGGGGCAGACTTAATTAACGGTATTGCAAATGCTATTAATTGGCTGGCTGAAAAATTAAGTGGAGTTGATCCAGAATTTATAAAACAAGTTGGTGCTGCATTTGGAACATTGTTTACAATCAAAATAGCAAAGGATATTGCCACTAAAATCTTTTCCTTTGCAAGTGGAATCGGTTCATTAGCTTCAAAACTTTTAAATTTCCCACTTGATACCGCATCTTTTCTTCCTACTATCATTGGTGATATTGGTGGAGCGGCAAAAACGGCATCTGCTGGTGGATTATCTTCATTTTCTTCAACGCTTGGTACTATATTTGGAACCGCTGGGATTGTATTTGTTGCAACGGCATTATCTGTTAAACTTGCAAGAGGAATTGCAAGTATCACAGAAGCTGCACAAGGTGGAAATGGAATTCTATCACAAACAGGTGGTTATCTCCATGATTATACAGGAGAAATGGAAAGCGCGCATAAAATAACACAAGACCAAGCAGAAGAGCTTTGGAAGTTAATTGAAGCAGATGAAAGTGCCGGAAAATCAAATTCTGAAATGTACGATAGTTTCATTCAGAAACTTGGAGAATTCGGCGTATCAACCGAAGATGCAAGAAAAATTCTCGAAAAATACGGCGCACAGGCGGGTGTATCAACTGGATTTTTGGAAGATATGACTGATAAAGCTGTAGCCCTTGGAGATGGTGTATCTGAATCAGCTGGAAAATTTGACACAACCAAAATCAGTATATCTGATTTGAAAGACGAACTTTATCTTTTAAGTCTTAGCTCTGATCAATTTAGTGGAGACTACTTAACTGCTAAAGATGCTCTTGATAGTGCAATATCTGGAAGAACATATGCTAATACAGAAGAAGCGCTAGACGCAGTTTATACGTCATTAAAAAATGCTGGCGTTCCGTTAGATGAATTAGATGAAAAACTCAGAAAAGATTTTCCAGATGCAGTTGTTACAATGGAAACAAGTGCAAAGAATTCTTTCGATGGAATGAATACATCTGTGAAAACAGCAGTGGGAGGTATTACTACCGCTGTTGCAAATGCTTCTAGCTCCGTATCATCCAAGACAAAAACTGGCTTTGGTCTCGCCAATACTGCCGTAAGCACGGCAATGGCTGGAATGAAAAAAAGCACAGAAAGCACAATGCCTTCCATTTGGTCAAAGATAAAGAACACGAATGATGATGTTGAAACCAACTCCAAAACAAACTGGGAAAATTCCGCAAGTGCTGTATCGACAGCCCTCGGAACCATGGACACCGATACAAAAGATGTAATGGGTAAGGTTATGACCACCATTCAAAGCTATTGGTCTTCTGTTCTTATCAATACAAACCAGATTTGGGAAAAGGCTTCTGGTAAAGTTGACACGGAAACTGGGAAAATGAAAACCTACACAGAATCTAATTTGTCTGGGATTTCGGATAAAATTAAAAGGCTATTTAATGTTAATCTTACATCAATTGGTCGGGAAACTGCTCAATCATTCGCTGATGGCATGAAACAAGTACATTTACCAACTCTGACTTATTATATTTCAGAATGGAGAAAACATGATCTTGGTGGTGGAAGAACCAGTTCTACACCAGTTTATAAGCCTAATTGGTACGCCAAAGGTGGTCTTTTTAATGGTGCACAAGTAATTGGTATCGGTGAAGCTGGTACCGAGGCAGTTCTTCCACTGGAAAATCCACGAACCATGAAGAAGATTGCAGACAGTATTGTTTCCAGTTCGGATGGAAGCATGGGGCTTACAAAAGAAGAAATGGCAAAAGCAGTAGCACAGGGCGTTGCAATGGCAATGAGTATGAACAGCGGAAATAACAATCCGCAGTACATCATGAACAGCATTATTTTAGACGGAAGTGAGATTGCAAAGGCTGTGACCAAAGCTCAGAATGATACGAATAGCCGTTTCAAACCATCCCCGGCATATTGATTTTTGACTGATTGTGTGGTATAATTTCTTCAATGAAGAAGTACACACGGTCTTGATTTTTGAGCCGCTAAGAAGAAATTAATATTTCTCGATTTTGAGGAATTTTTTGTCTTACTTGGCGGCTCTTTTTTATTTTATCCATCAATATAAGGAGGAATGGAAGAATGGGAAATGAAGTTTTAGTAACAAGCGAACAGACACCTATTGAGATTGCACTTCAAATAGACGAACAGGGATTCACCACAGCCAAATGTTTATATAATTGGTTGGAGTTAAATCCAACGCATTATGCCAGGTGGATTAAAGATAATATCACAGAAAATCCATACGCTGAAAAAGAAGAGTATTCGCCTTGCACGGCGAAAACCTCTAAATTAGGTGGAAGACCATCAGAGGATTACAAAATCAGTGCATCTTTAGCAAAGAGAATTTCAATGGCTTCAAAAAGCGAACGTGGTGAAGAAGCACGAAAATATTTTATAGGATGTGAGCAAGTCTTGAAAAAACTTGCAGAATCCAATCGGCGTACAGAACTTGAAAGAGCCAAAGGAATAGCAGTAAGACAGGCGTTGACAAAAGCAATTCAACAATCTTCTGAAAATGAAAGAATGCACGGACATGCCTATTCTACATATACGGACGTTATTTACAAGTCCATATTTGGTAAAAACGCCAAGCAGCTGAGAGAAGATTTTGGAATCTCCAGAAAAGAAAATATGAGAGATTGTTTTTCGGAAGAAGATCTTGTGAAAATACAAAATGCTGAAATGCTTGTAAGTGCGTTGGTCGGATATGGCTGGGGGTATAACGAAATTAAAGAATTTATTCTGAATAAAGGAATTAATAAAATTGCGGCATAATTTTGAATTTTTAGACAGCCCGCATTTAAAATGAGGTCTGGAAAGGTTCGATTTAAAATAGAACCTTTTTCACAGGGAGGAATATCATGTCATATAAAAATTACATCTTAATTCAAAAACATTTATTCCGTAGCGAATACATTTTCGCAGATACAGAAGAGTATCTGGCAGACCAACTTTTTAAGAATGAGAAAATTAGAGTGAATTTCGGAAAAGAATTTGGACATACAGAAGAGAAGTATCTTCTAATTTCCTGTAAAATCTGGAATAAAGACCAAGGCAAGTTTTTTAGAGCCATGGAAAAACTGAGGAATAAAATGCCACTGGTCGGGAAAACCGACTATGAGGAATTTTGCAAGGAAACATTCAAAATGTTTGATTAATTAATTCGGTAAAACCAGTGGGCTAGGGTAGCTCCCGAAAGTCTCACCTCCAAGAGACAAGCTCACTGTTTTTATAAAATTGGAGGAAAAATGAATGGAGGTCATTTTATGTCAGTATTTAGAGTACACAAAACTAAAAACTATACGGTGATGAGCAATCACCATTTGAGAGATAAAAATTTAAGTTTGAAAGCGAAAGGGCTTTTATCAGTAATGTTTTCTTTACCAGATTCTTGGAATTATTCCATACCAGGTCTATGCTCAATTTTAAAAGAAAATGAAACAGCGGTGAGGTCTACCATAAAAGAATTAAAGGAGACAGGATATCTTATTGTTGATAAGAAAAAGCCTTGTAAAGAAGAGGGCAGATCAAAGTTTGAATATGTTTATAATATTTACGAAACGCCACAGGAAATAGAAGAAACTGAAGATAAACAAGATGCTCCAAAGCAAGGTGTAGAAAGCCTAGCCCTAGAAGCTCCAGATGTAGAACACCACCCTCATAATAAAAGAACTGATATATCAAATACTGATGAATCAATAACTGATATATTTAATACTGATTTTATTAATCCAAAAGAAGAAGAGAAAAATGCATACCACTCTAACGAGTGGTTCAATTCTCAACATATCAAAAATATGTTGACAGAAGAAAGCATCCAGTATACTCCAATAGACCGTAAATCTTTTAATTGGTCTGCATTCAAGAACCAGGTTGCAGTACGACTTGAAGAATTGGGATATACGACAAGCCCCTATACAACTAACCGCTTCCTGGTAGTATCAAAGTATTTCTTCAAGAGATACGAAGAGCGAACCAGGAAACCACACACAAAAATCAATCAAGACGCTTTGGATAATATCCTGGACAAGTTTGGTTTCGGGCCAAATCCAGATTATTTCCAGAATGTTGAGATTGAAACATACATGAAAGTGATTGATGAATATTTCGGCACTTCATTCAGCGAGTACACGGATCACCATTATTCGCATTTCATGTCTGGTTATGTGCGGAAAATATTGTTGATGAAAATTGAGAACAGGGAGGACATACTATGATATTTTGGCTATCAATAATCATTTTTGCGGTCGGCGTTGTTATTCTGATTGCAAATAGAATAGGCGAATCTTTAAGCTACGAATATGAGTATTCAAATGTGAGTGGATTTATATTGTCTTTGGCGTGGTAATTTCTTTCATCAGTGTAGTATGGTTCCTGGTAGCCGGATTGATTTTACTTCTCACCAAAACCAATGTTACCGCCACCAGACAGGCAAATGCCGAGAAATACAAAGCATTGACTTACAAACTGGAAAGTGAAGCTTGCCGAGATCAATTCGGACTTCTTAACAAAGAAATTATTGACGAGGTACAGAGATGGAATGTAAAAGTAACTTACTACAAAACAATGGAAGATAACTTTTGGGTTGGAATCTATTACCCAGATGTGTACGGTGATTTGGGAACGATTGATTATGAGATGTATGATAGTAATTAATTGGCATGATAAAATAACCAAATACGTTTCAAAACCTCTTGCCAGATAAAATATAGGCACAAGCCAAGAAAATTGATTTTTTAGAAAAGAAATTAATTAATTGTGGAGAAAGGTAACAATGAAAATGAACAGACCATTATTTAAGCCAGGGGATATTGTGCAGCACTTTAAGAGAGAAACCATCGAGAATCCGCATGATAATGAATACCTGTATGAGATTGTCGGTTTTGCCATGCATACAGAAACAAGGGAAGAGCTGGTGATATATAGAGCCTTGTATGGTGAAAAGAAATTATTTGCCAGACCGAAAAATATGTTTTACAGTGAGGTAGATCGTGAAAAATATCCAAATATCAAGCAGAAATATAGGCTCGAGAAATATCATGGAGTGTTGTACGTGTAATGGACTTTAAGCAGACTTACTTTTCCATCTGGCAAGATATATGGAATCTCCACAAGAAGTACGCCTTTATCTCAAAGAATGATATTCCACAGTGGGAAAATCTCACCATGGAAGCAAGCCGGATTCACGATAAATACGCTGATTCTTTCGGTGCGAAATTTGCCGAAGCTCTTTTGATTGCTGTAACTGCGGAAATTGATAGAAAAGCGAAATAGGGCTTTCGGAATACGTCCCAAGGTGGTACAATATGGGTATCATACTAAGGAGGGGGATATTTATGGCACTGATTAAATGTCCAGAATGCGGCAAGGAAATAAGTGATAAAGCGGCAAGTTGCCCGAACTGTGGATTCCCGATAACACAGGGAAATGTAACACAGGAACCGCCACAGAAGCAAAAGGAATACGACATTGAGATGTTAGATTCCATGAGAATCAAGGCTTCAAAAGCGAATATTGAGGTTTACTACAAAGGAAATTTGTTACTTGAAGCAAATCCTATGGATTTTGTATTGAATTATGACAAGGAAGAACCAGACGATTTAGGGAGAGTACAGTTGAAAGTTGCTTTTTCAATTCCGAAATACGCAAAGCCTTTCAAAATTTGCTTATCAACAGGCTCTTCCGCATATGAACAGGCAAAAGAATTTACAACAGAGATTGCGGAGCGGTATTTCAAAAAACAGTATGTTGTTGAATGGTATATGCTAGACAAGAGTGTAATGGATAATTGCGACAGGGGCGAAGCAAACAAGACCAGAACAACTATTGAGAATATCGAAAAACCTAAAACATATTCTGCACCAAAACCACAGTACACAACACAGCCGACAGCTACCAAGAAAAAGAAAAAAGGGGGATGCGCAAACTATTTTGGTTTTATCTGCCTTGTGTTTATTCTAATTGGCTGGTATTCATCTAAAACAGAGAAAACAGCAGATACATCCAAAACACAGACAGAAAAATCCAATAGTTACGAAAGAAAAGCAACTCCTACAGTAGAAGAGAAAAAACAGAATGTGGCTCCAATTACTTTTGATGATGAATTACAAACATTTAATTCTGGTGAATATTCTTATATCACTGACAGCGATTTATATAAATATGCAGTCAATATGAGCGGAGCTAAAATTTATACTGTAGCAACAATAAGTGAGATTAAAGACAATAAGGTGCAAGTTACTATTGGTGATAAATACATGATGAGTAATTTTAATGTATCTGATAGTAAATTGTATGCAAAATATGAAAGCGGTCTTAAAGATGATGATGTGGTTGCTATTCTTGGAACAGTATCAAATGTAGATTCATGGGGATTTATGGGAGATTCCATAAATTTAGAGAATTGTATGGTATTTGCAAAAGGTGATGAAGCTAAAAGCTATAAAAAGGATGCTTCAGATGATAGTTTATCACAGTATTTTGTAGTGACAGAAGAAGTTGCTAATTCAAAAGAAGTTTCAGAGGACGAATACAAGGCACTTTGCCAAACATTGGACTATAATGATATATTGAGAAATCCTGACAGTTACGATAAAAAACATTGTATTGTCTCTGGAACAATAGATCAGTCATTAGAAGGAATATTCGGTGGATATACGTTGTATATTGTTGACGGAAACGGTAATAAATGGGATTGTTCATATAGCTATGAGGATGGCGAAACACATTACCTAGAAGGAGATTGGATAACCGTATACGGAACTTGTAGCGGAACATTAAATTCTACAACACTTCTTGGGAAACAAGTAACATTGCCAAGCATAGATGTTGAATACATTAACTGATAAGATTAGGGCTAGGGATTTCTCCCTAGCCTTTTATATTAATTCATCCAGCTATATGTATACGAATCATTTACATATACTTCAAATTTATCTGGTATGATATCCTCGAAATTCCTATCAAATGGAAAATCAAATTCGAGATAAGCTGTCGATCCTGGATTTTTTACATCAGCATTACGATCATCATACCCCACTATCCTACCATTTTTATAAAATACAATTGCAATAGTGGTAAACGCATTTTTCCGTCCATTGTTATCTACTTTTACCACTACATTTCTATTTCCAAAATTGGCTGAATAATGAATTCCCGAGTTATTTGTTATAACACTTGAAGATGCTTTCTTAATATTCAAATTGATTTTAAAAGAATCCCACGTTTTATCAGAATTCCAGCCTTGAAGTGCACATTTTGAATGTGCTGCAAACGCAAAATTATAATCCTTATCAACTCCGACCATTGTTCCATTCAGATAATAGATAAATTCAACGGTCAGATCAACTGCATGGTCATAATGGTTTTCCAGAATTGCCACAGCTCCATACGGCGTAGATTCTGCATGATAACTAACAACATTCTTTTTACCACTGCTGTTAGCATTTGGATTTCCACCAAAACCGCCATTGCCATTAGAAGCCTTTTTCACAGTAACTTTACAGGTATATTTCTTTTTACCAATCTTTGCGGTAATTGTAGCGGAACCTTTCTTTTTCGCTTTTACACGTCCTTTAGAAGATACCGTAGCAACAGATTTTTTGCTACTTGTCCATTTTACTTTTCCTTTTGTTCCAGTTACTTTTAATTGTAATGTTTGACCGACTTTCAAAGTGGCTTTTTTCTTGTTGATTTTACCAGCCGCCGATACTGGAACTGCCATACAGACAATCAGTAACATAATGGTAAAAATTGCCAGTAACTTTTTGGATTTTTTCATATGCGTTTTCCTCCCTAAATCAGTATGATATCTGTATTTTACCACTCCAAAATGAATAGTGGAATAGGAAATTTGAAAAAAATAACGATTCATCAAAATGACGAATCGTCAGTAAAAAAACTGCCCATTAAAATTGAAGAGTATGGTTCTTCACTAGGAGGAACGAACAGAAAAATTGATATTTCGTCTTTATGGCAGACTATATATGCTTACAAGGTGCACAAATTTGAGCGGATTATATAGGTTTTAGCCATACATGGCGAAAAGGCGTAGAAATTTCGACACCTTTTATTTTTAATAGGGGTGCTTCTAATTTGATGCACCCTATTTCTATGATTGATATTTTGAACTATCATCAATTTGATGACGGTTAGCATTTCGGACAATTTGTCCTAGGTTCGCCACAATGGCTAGTGACTCCGCATTCATGCGGAAAAGTGGATACTTCAATCACCAAAGTCAATTTTACTTCGGCTAACTGCGACTCTTCCTAAAAGACGAGACGCACACTGTCGAAAATTCGACAGTGAATAAGCCGCCGAAATTTCGGCTCCATTATTTTGTGGAAGACAGTTTTTCACAAAAAAATGAAAAATACTCTTGACTTTTGTACGCCCATAAATTATAATGAATTATGCAAGGACAAAATAAGGAGGTGAACAAAATGTCCCCAAGAACAGGTAGGCCACCTGTAAATGGTGAATCAAGAAAGGAAAAGCTCAATATTCGTCTTACAAAAGAAGAAAAAGGACGCATAGACAAATGTGCAGAAGAACTTGGAATTTCAAGAACGGACACCATTATGAAAGGAATCGGTCTAATAGAAGATGAAATAGGCGAAAAATAAGGAACTGGCTCCCTAGGAAAGAAACAGTCCCTTATACAACACCCCCTACAGGGGATATGCAAATTATAACACTGTATATCCCCTGTTTGCAAATAGATTTTTTAACAACAGGAGGATTTTCTATATGAACGAAATCACAATTAACACAGCAAGCCAGACACCTATCGAAATCGCACTTGGCATTGATGAAGAGGGAATGACTACTGCCAGAAAGTTATATGCCTTTTTAGAATTGGATTCTAGCAATTATTCAAGATGGTGCAAAAGCAACATTACAGGAAATGAATTTGCAGAGGAAAACGTTGATTATTGGGCATTCGTCATTAATGACGAATGGGGAGGGCAGGCTACTAAGGACTACAAAATTACTGCTCATTTTGCAAAGAAGTTATCGGTAAAAGGTAATAGCGAAAAAGCAGAAGAAGCTAGAGAATATTTTACTAGACTTGAAGAAAAGGTAAAACAACAAGTAATTGATTATTCTAAATTGTCCCCGGAACTGCAAATGTTCAATCAGATTTTTCAACAGGTAGCCAAAACAGAACTGGAACAGAAGAAACTTGCGGAACGTGCCGACCAACAAGAGAAGAACATGA